TTGACTATTATACCGATGACTTGAAAAAGTATTGACTGAAAATAAAATTAGTTTTGAAATAAGAAATGACTTTTGAGATTGTCACTGAAAAAAGTATTTGCCGAAAATATAATTAGTATTAAAATATAAATTAGTTTTGAAATAAGAAATGACTTTTGAGATTGTCACTTAAAAAAGTATTCACGCAATATATAATTGTCACTGAAAAGGGTATCGACTCTCGCCCTGAGTTCGGCTACATTTTTGGGCTTAGAGCCCCCGTGACCGTTCTCATCACACCAATCACGAAACTGATCGAGGAATTCTTTGGCACAAACCTGGCGACCCGCGGGGGGTAGACCGTTGGTCTTGATCAAGTGCGCGAAGTAGCGAAACACCGGGTCGGCGAGGGGAGTTCCCGAGTTTTCGGTGTCAGTCACCATTTCCGAGTTTTCGTTCGATGCGCGTCAGAAAGTGACGATTACAGAACTATTATTTTCTAAAACATCAATCACTCGGCGTGACGGATTTATTGGCTCGCAGCGCGAATCGCGCAAAATACAGTCTTCGAGCGGTATGAAAACCGGCACTCGGTCTAATATTAAGTCTATGAGTTCATAGACAGGCATCAGTCCATACCCACACTGGACCCAGAACCTACATTCCCACCCCTCGACACTGGCGAGCACACCGAAAGGTTCCGGCGCACACCCGAGCGCGGGTGCGGTGACGTAGGCCGGTGCGTACAGTGTGCGTGCTGCCGTGATGTTCATGCGCACTGAGAAGTGATTTTCAACCTCTTTTTTTCTGGGGGATCCACGATATACGAATCCACCTCGGCGTACCGCTGATCTAATTCATTCATAAGGTGTTCTTTCAATTGATTCCGGTACGCCGGGGGTAATCCCTGGACTGCCGCGATAAAAACACCGTAATCTTGCGGCATTTTTATCGCGGTTTCCAATTCTAATAGGAATCTCCGTATGTCCCGTGCTGAAAACACACCCAGAGCCGCGCGAAATCCATCGATGTTAAACATAATTCTCGTCAAGTTTTTCATTCTACGAAAATATTCATTTTCGAGGTCACTTAGGTTTCCAATTTCATTCCTTCACCGCGCGGGCGGCACGATTCTCAACTGACCGTTCTCAACCGACGACCGAAATTTCGCGTGCCGACGGCCCCTCGCGCGGCGATATAATGATTTTCGACGAAGATGAAACGGTCGGACCCCTGGAATATCTCCGTCGCGTGAAGAAAATCGATACACTATACCAGTGGCAGTCTGAATGTCTCAACCTGGAAGGTGTGAGGGATCACACGCGTAACCTGGTATACTGCGCACCGACGAGCGGCGGGAAATCCCTGGTCGCCGATTTACTGGTCGCGAAGCGTCTGCTCCTAAAGGTCGACGATCACGCTCCGATCGCGCTCATGGTTCTTCCTTTCGTGTCTCTGTGCACGGAACGACTCGCGGAACTGACGGAGATGTTCGAGTCGACCGGGGTACAGGTTCGGGGATTCTTCGGGGGCCGACCCGGGGTTCTCCCCCCGAAGTACGGCCGGGGGGGTCTGCTCATCGCCACGCCCGAGAGGGCTAACGATATCGTGACCAAGCTCATCGCAGAGGATCGAGTGGGTGAAGTCGTGACTGTCGTGGTCGACGAACTCCACATGGTACAGGACGAGTCCCGCGGGGGTATCGTCGAGCGTATGTTGACCAAGCTCATGTACGCCGCGAAGGCGGTCCAGGTGATCGCCATGAGTGCGACACTTCCCCGACCATTCGGCCTCGACGCTTTGGCTCGTTGGCTCGGGGACGCTGCCCTGTACGAGACCAAATACCGCCCGGTCGAGCTCCGCGTGAAAATCGTGTGCGGTCAGACTGTGTACCCTGTACAACACCGCGACGACTTCGAGGACGGTGACCCCTTGGACGAGATCGGCACTACACCCGTACCGAAAGATATCGACACCGTCACGTGGCTGACGAGGCAGACTCTCGCGAACAAGGAGGGTGGGGGTGTCATGATCTTTTGCGCGGCGAAGTTTCAGTGTCGAGATCTCGCGAAGATGTTGCGATCCCACGGCACCGCCTCAGAAGCGACCGAACAGCTCGCGGCTGACCTGGGGGGTGGTGAACTCGCGGCTTGTGTCTCCAACGGGGTCGCGTGGCACCACGCGGACCTTTCGGTCGACGAGAAATCCGTCGTCGAACGCGGATTTCGCGAGAATATCATCCGAGTCGTGTGCTGCACGTCGACCATGGCAGCGGGTGTGAACCTTCCAGCGTCCAGGGTCATCGTGTACGCGCCGTATAGGTACCGCACGGGCGGGAAAGGACACGAGCTTATCAGGTCCCGGGAGGTGCAGCAGATGGTGGGGCGCGCGGGGCGCGCGGGGTTCGGGACTCGAGGTGAGGCTTTCGTCATCGCACCCCGTGTGAACGATATCAGCGATAAACACTGGAATCCACTGGATGTGGGGAGGGAACTCGGGCGCAGAATCCTATCCAAGGGTGACCCGCTGCAGTCAAAAATCGCGAGGGAGGGTATGCGCCCCGTGATGCTCGAGGGTGTGGCGTGTGGACTGATCAGTACTCCTGACGAGATTCGAGCGTACTGCAAAGGAACCCTTCTCGCCGCACTGGACGAGAACGCTGAGAAGGATGCTGACGAGGCGCTCAAGTGGTTGGAAGCGGGCGGTTTCCTGATTTGGGACGGGGCGAAATGGGACGCGACCGACCTCGGCCGCGCGGCTTCCGCCGCACACATCACACCCGAGACAGTGGGGGGCGTGGTGGAGGATATCAGGCGCGTCAGGCGGAAGCTGATACTGGAGTCCGACCTCCATCTCCTTTTCCTGTGCGTCGAGCCGAACCTCTTTCTCGACGTGAAGGAATTCACGGCGACATATTCCCGACTCGGCGACCGCGACCTTTCCGTCGCCGACGCCGTGGGGATAACCCCCGATTACGTGTTCAGCAGGTTGGGCCGGCAGAAAAAAGACACCTCGGAGAAGCACGAGTTCCAGCGCCGCGCCTGTCACAGATTCCTTCACGCACTTAAACTGAGAGATTTCATCTCGGAGGTTCCGGTTACCGGGATACATGACGGGGCCGAGAGATACGCCGGTCGGGTGGCGGCGGTGTGCGGGGCGATGGGGTGGGGGGATATGGAGGGGCTGCTCATTCGACTGCGGGATCGGATCAGTGCCGGGACCAAAGAGGAGATCATGAGTTTGATGTCAATACCTCAGATCGGCGCGACCAGGGCGAGGAAGTTGTACACTCGCGGTGCGAAAACGGTTGAGGCCGTCGCGGCGAAGACCCGTGAGGATCTTATCAAGATACTCGGTCAGACCCCCGCCTGGGTCGTCGATTCGATCCTCAGCGGTGCGAAGAAGGTTCATAACGAGCAGCGCATGGCTGCAATCGAGGAGAGCGAGGCGAAGCTCCGCGAACTTCAACCGGGTGAGACGGTCTGGTTCCCGGATGATGAAACACCGTCGAACTGGAAAAAAAGAAGCCGACAAGACGACGGTGATTGGCTCGGTTGTGACGGCGGCGCAACCTCGGTTGATGACCTGGACAAATTCCAAGATATCGCACCGCACTCGAACATAAAGAGGCACGCCCGACCAGACAGGAATCCGGCTAACTCCAACCCCAAACCTGAATCCCGCGGATTTTGGGACAATGGATTCCCGAAGACGCGACAGAGTATCGGCTCTTCTGGATCCATGAATCTTTACGGGAATTTCACACCTATCCAAACTAAAAAGACTGCGACGGTTTGGAGAATATAAATACAAATCGGTTTTTATAAATTTTACAAAAAAAACATAAATTACCAAAAATAATTTGGAAGAGCTCATAAATTCACGCGCAGAGCTCATGTCAGTTTACAATTTTGACAGCCCGATCGGGTCGTTCGCCTTCGGCGCACCGCACGCCGATATTTTTAGTACCGCCAACGACTGTGTTTCCGATTCCGAGTCAGCGGATTCACTCCTGTACACAAACTATGGACCAGGGGTCATGTCTCCTCGTGTCATGACACCTTTTACCACACCGCCGGGATTCCAGGAAACACCCGAACATATCAGGGAAAACGGCGGTACACTCGAGATTGCCAGACCGTCGTCGTGCAGAAGACTTTTTCCAGTATCACCACCGAAAATGAAACGCAGTAAGAAGACGAAATCGAGAACTGTGAGCGATGACGCATTCACTGTGCACCAGGTCGCCATGCAATGTATCGACGAACACGATTACCTGTTTCCAATGGAATCGAATATTGCTCAAGAAGCCCGTCAAAATTTGGCTCGCCGTTATTATTCCATTTGACCGATGATTGTCAACTGAAAAAAGTATTGATTGAAAATAAAATTAGTTTTGAAAATACAAATGACTTTTTATACCCCATGGGAAAAAAGTTTCTCTCGCGCGGGAAAGTAATTATACCGATGACTAAAAAAAGTTTGAAATCCGATGACCGAACCTCATCGAGAAATCGTGTCATAAAGAGCCTCCACCTCATGGCGCTCCACACACCGACTCGCGTCCAGACCTGCGGCGACCAACGCGGCCTTCATTTCCCAAATCGGCATCCGTGTCGGAGATGTAGTCGGGGTGGGCTCGGACTCCGGTGGTCGCATCTTCCTTGACGGTAAAGTGAACGACACCTCGAACCGGTTTTTTATTTCGCCACCCCGGTTTTTTATACCGCGCCTAGCGGGTAATGACCTAATATTCTTGTACCCATCGACGGTGACTTTCTTATAACTCGTATTAGTCACTGGCTCATGTGTAGGCTGTGGGAGAGTGGAACAGTCATGCAAATTAGCTACCTTGTTGTAGCACTCTACCGCCTCCCTCAGTGTGCTCACAGTGCCAAGGTGTAAACGTCCCTGGGAATTTGCCGGTGGGCGATATGATGGGTCACTGTATTTACGCTTGTACACGCGGTAATTTTCGGTGACCGTTTTCAGTTTTTCGGCGTCCGCCGTTTTCGGTTTATCTGTAAGGGGTGCATCGATTGACTGCGAAGCCCTGGGCAGCGCGTCGATTGAGTGTGAGGCCTTAAGCGCGTCGTTCTCCGCTTCCAAAGACCTGACCCTCTCCGCGAGGCAGGCGATTATCGTCCTGTCGAGATCGCTGGTCATGCCGTGCTGCGCACGAAAGAATGAGACTGATTCACAAATTTCATAGGTCTCATAAAAAAAAGTATTGACCGAAAATATAATTAGTTTTAAAAATCAATTTGACTTTTATACCGATGACTTGAAAAAGTATTGACCGAAATGAAAAATAATTTCCAGGGGTATTATAAGATGGCCGCCATCGTTTTGATGTTAGGCTCAGTCGCGGCCGTGGCTCTGGCGGGACAGGTGTCCGTGAAAAAGGTGGAACCCAAACCCCAAACTGAGAAGAAGACCAATTCCTCGTTCTGGGTGGACGAGATTGAGAGGGTGCGCGAGCCGGAACCGGTAACGGCCCCTGCCCCAGCGGTCTCAGCTCCTGCTCCAGCCCCGGCCCCGGTGGTTTCTGCCCCTGCCCCGGCCCCAGCGGTCTCAGCTCCTGCTCCGGCCCCGGCGGCCCCGGTGGTTTCGGCCCCGGCCCCTGCCCCGGCCCCTGTACCTATCGACTGTCAGGGTGACTGGTCGGAATGGAGCGCGTGCACGAAACCTTGTGAGGGGGGTACCCAGTTCATGTCCTTCACCCTGACGCAAGCGCCCGAGCACGGCGGTGGGCCGTGTCCCAACCCGACGAAAAAGACGCGCGAGTGTAACACACAGCCGTGCCCGCCTCCACCCCTGGCCGATGAGAACGCGGAGTTCAAGGGGTACAGACCAGTGATGACCAATCGAAAGTGTAACAACCACGGCAAGGCCCTGACCAACGAGTACCTCCGCGGTGACGGCGAGGAAAAAGTCGCCTCGAACGACGTCCTCTCGTGGAAGTACCAGAGACTGTTGGAAAGGGGTATTGAAAAGTGCGACAAGGACCAGTTCTGTCAGTACGTCGAGTTACAACACGGCAAGTCTATCGGGCGGACTTTCAAACAGGCCGATTGTCGAGGCATGGACGACACGCACCCGGAAGAAGGGGTCAAGATATGGGAGAAGAAGAATTGGGTCGATCCATACATGCAAGACCCCGCGCACGGGTACGAACAGACGGGTTCCAGGAACTTGACGTGCAGCGGTAACACCAGCGGGTGGCTGAAACAGGGCTACCTCCCGAAAAGGAACGGTAAGGCACCGTCCTTCACAGCGGGTGGCTTCAAAAACATCGATACCCTCTACGGTGAGTATCTGAAACAGGGTGCCCAGATTTGTAACTCCGACGACGAGTGTAAGTACGTCTCGGTATTCTTAGACGGTGTGTACAGGACCTACAACGCCGACGCGTGCGAGACGAACCCCATGTCAGGGATGGCGGACGTCAAGACGTGGAAGAAGGTCGACCCCAGCGTCGCGGGTAAGGCTGTGGTCGATTGCGGGGGAACTTGGTCGAAGTGGACCGAGTGCTCGAAGCCGTGTAACGGAGGGACCCAGGAGAGGACGTTCACCAAAACGCGTGCACCCGAGCGCGGGGGTAAGGCGTGCCCGAACCCCACGCAGACGCAGGCGTGTAACACACAGAAGTGTCCCCCGGTCGACTGTGAAGGGGTGTGGAGCGAATGGGGTTCGTGTTCGAAGGTGTGCGGCGGCGGGATCCAGAGCATGACCCTCGAGCAAACAGTCGCACCCGAGAACGGCGGCAGACCGTGTCCACCCACGAGAACGCGACCGTGCAACACACAAGCGTGTCCACCCCCCGAACCGCCGATGTGGAAGTGCGGGGGTAACCCGAACGCCAAGATCCTGTTCAGTCAGTTGAACGATAACAAGTGCGATTGCCAACCGGGGTTCGACGACGAACCCAAGACTGGTAAGTGTGACGTTCCAAAGAAGGCTGCACAAATAAACGATAAAAGGTATTTCGGTAACAACAATTGGATCCGGGGTCAATTCACTGCCAAAAATTACTACGGTAACGACATGCCCACTGGTGATAACATGCCCATGTTGGTCAATAAGAAGAAATCCGGATGGGAGCGAAAACAGGTAAAGCTCGGTAAGTACACGGGGTACAACCAGAATGGTAAGTGGGAGAAGGATTGCCGGAAGAAAGCGGAGGAGGAAGGTGCAGCGGGATACACAGTATGGAAACTCGATAGTGGATACAGTAAAAATTGGTATTGCACGATGTACACGAAAAACAACGGCAGAGGAACCGACGAGACGTGCGCGAAAATACCACACAAAACGGATCGGTGTGTGGACGAACATTATAACTGTGGCAGTAGCTGCAGTCCTGAACACAACGCGTACAGGGTGGGAGGTCTGTATTGGGATTACACCGCGGATTCGCGCGGTTGGGGTTGGGGTGAGAAATATTCTTCTAATTTAAAGTAAGGATGATCGCGTTCCTCGTGCTATCGATCTGTTTGTACGTGTCCATACTATGTTCGTCGATCGCGAGCGTCATGGTCTCGGACGTCGAGCCGGCTGCGGCTCAGGCGGTCGTCGAGGAGCCGGTGATGATGCCAGCACCAGCACCGTCGGTCGCCCCAGAGCCGGAACCGGTCGCTTTCGAAGTGGTCCCCTTCGAAGTGGAGGAGGAACCCGCACTGAAAAAGGAGACGTTCAAACTGATACGAGATGTCGATTACTTCACGGCGGATCTGTACCACCACGACCCAGGCGAGAAGGAAAAGTGTCTCGCCGATTGTTCGTCGAATCCTTCGTGTAAGGCTGTGGTGTTCGACGGGTCCATGTCGAAGTGCTGGGGAAAATCCATGGCCGAATTCGAAATACCGCTCCATCAACCGAACGCCGATAGGTTGACTTACGTAAAAAAAGATTCCTACGAGGAGGCTATTAAAAAATATGGGTGAGTAGTATGCTCGTCTATTTCCTATTTTTCGTGATAGTACTGTATCTTATACACGAAAAAGAGAAAAGCGTGTCCAACTTCTTTCATCTCAGCGACGGTCATTCCCAAGACGTCTACGATAAAATGCGCAAGAACGGCGTGAGCGGTGAGAGACTCAAAGATTTCGTCGTGATGGAGAACCATCTCCTCGGTCTCGAGCAAAAAGCCGTGCAGACTGGAATTCCGTATTCGCACCAGGGGAACGCCATATCCAAAAAAATCAAGGCGGCGTTCCCGAACTATAATTTCATGTACCACGGGATCCACTTGAAACAATTAGCCGAACCTAATAAGACCATAAATGGAAACCTAAGGTGAGGTGAGTCACCGTGGAAGTATGGATAATGCCAGGCACCTGGCCGTGGAGGAACCGGACGGGAGTGTCTCCATCGCCTTCAACGAAGATGTACCGGCGCCGCCTCCACCCCCGCAACCCCCTGAGATCGTACGAATCCAACGCGTCTTCAATGTCTGGTACCATCCTGCGGTGAAAGTGATGGGAATCGGGCTTTTCATAGCGGCGTGTCTTCTGGTATACGCCCTGCGGAAAGTCTTAGACATAATCAACCTCGTGCTCGTCATCGCGACAAACATCTCGCTACACCTGAAGGATCGGCCGTATAGCATAATTCAGCCGACGATTCACGGGACTGGATCGGGTTTGATGTTCATCCCGTTCTGTGTATTCCACATGTGGGGTCGGGCTGCGTTTCAATTTGGGTGCGCGGTGACGTGTTTGTTCGCGGTCGCCACCTCGAAAGATGAGATAGTCATAGAGAACTTATAATCTACTTCTTTTCCACTTCTTCACCAATCGTCGTTCCAGTAGTTCCACCGCATACTTGAACGGAAGGCCGAACCGGTCTTTATCCCTGAGAGATTTCATACCCCACTTCACGCGCTGGACGTCCGCGTTCAGGTTCGGTTTGTGCTTTCTGATCCACTTCGACCCGTAAAGACGCCTGAGTCGCTTGCGAATAGACCTGTCGTCGAGGCTCCTATATTTCACGCGCTTCCTGATGGGTGCGGTTTTCCTGTTGATCATGTTGTAGATCTGATTCTTAGTCGCGTTCGACGTTCGCTTGATGCCTAGGTTTTTCGCGATGTATACCATCCTGGCCCTCTTCATACATCCGCATTTGGCGCGCGTCATTCCGGTGGCGTTGAGAAGTTGGTTAGGAGTGAACTTTACGATTACACGCTTTCTTCTAAGGACCGGTGCTACAACGGGTGCTGGAATGCATCTGGGCACCGGGGCGGGGACCACCGGTGCGTGGAACTCGTTGATGACCGGACGCGGGGGCGGCAGCGGTGGACACGAGGGAGCTGAGAGGCGATTTCGAACGATCTCCTCCCGGCGACGCATGCGTTCGCGTCGCGCGGCGTCATCCGCACCGCCGTGTACGCTGACTCCCGATTGTTTCACGAATTCGCGAACCTCCTGGTTCATCTTACTATTAGCATAGATTTTTTTGGTTAGTGATTGTTGCCGATGGAAAGTTCCTCCTCGACAACGTCCACGCCGTAGAAAACCGACTGGGCCGCGTAGGTTTTACCGTTGTACGTGACGGATTCGTTCCTGACGTCGATGCCGTACGTGCTGAACGGTCCCACGTAGAAGTCCGGGGACCACTGATCGGGCCTTTTCCCCTTGATCGATCTGGCGCAGTGTGAGTTGTACGCCTGCACGAAAACCTCCTCAGGGACGAACTTGTCGTCGCCCTTGATGACGCGAACTGAGTTCATGAAATGGTGAAGCGTGTTCGCAACCATGGCCACCTGGTCCTGGATCTTCTTGAAATATTTCGGGACGACGTTCCATATGTCACGGCCGCTGTATCGCTCGCTGTAGTCGAGGTACGCGCGGACGCACTTGATAAGGATCGTGGGTAACTCGTTCTCCAGCTTCTTGTCCAGGTGTGGATCCGCCTCCTGGACTTGCTTGGTGAAGTTCCAGGGGAGGATACGCCGAAGGACGGATCCTGACTTGTCGTTCCAGTTCGGGACCTCGTTCCCGCCCAGGACACCGGGGACCTTCCAGTTCGGCAACGACACGGCCACCTTGTTCTTGACGTTGACGGCGATACCCTCACCGGAGACGAGCGACTGAAACTCCGCCTGCTCGAGCGCGAGATCGCCTTTGACCTCGGGGGCGATGAAGAGGAGCGCCTCCATGATGGCGGAAAGGCCGAACTTACGTTCGATGTTGTTACCGAGTGTGCGGACATCGGTCGTGTCGTAGAATTTTTGAAAGACGTTGTTGATCAGCGTAGACTTACCGGACCGGGCGATCCCCTTGAAGAACGGAATCACCTGCCATTTATCGAGCTCACCCACGTCGAAACACAGGCGACCGCCCATCACGTACGCCCACTTGCACACCTCCTCCTCGAATTTCTGGTAGTGAAGGATCTTGTCGAAGTTGGGGGTGGGAATGTCGTACCAGTCCTCGACGTGGGAGTAGTCGATGAACTCCTGATCGAAGTACTTGCACGCGATGATGGTCGGGTCCAGAGCACGGAAATCCTGACTGTCGTAAGGGTAGAATTTACACGTGGGGTGACCCTTGACCCCGGGACCGTCCTCCTTGCCGATGAAAAGACCGTTCTTGAACGACCAGGCGTGTCGCCTCTTTTCGATCGCGGGGAACTGGGGGTCGACACAGTTGGTCATGTGGCTCGCGACGTCCCTGTAGCACCCGCCTTTGCTGGTAAAGTTCCTCCAGTTCTCGAACTCTTCGTCTTTCGGGGCGAGGGAGTGCACGAAGGCGAGGATCTCGTATTTCGGGCGCCAGGCGCGGGTCCCGTACCCGAAAGGTGATTTGATCTCCTCGTAGCAGTGGTCACGGTACCGCCTGTACCCGCGGTTGTGTGCCTCGTCGAGGCTGTGGATGATCGATTTCTGGTACGGCGTGCACTTCTCGATCTCGTCGTCGTCCATCGCGAGCGGGTCTGAAAACTTCGTCAACAGGGGTTCGGCAGTGGGATTCACCGTCCGCTCGAACACGTTCCAGTGCCTGCGCACGTTCTCGAATCCGTCCTTGACCTGTTTGCCGATGTTGTTCACCCGTTTCAGGAGCGTGAACCCGTCTTCGTTCTGTTTCGACTTGATCCCCAGGGCACCCATCCTTCCCCTGAGATTTATGAGGTAGCGCCGTTGCTTTTCCTTGATCGCCTTGATGGCGCGAATGTCGATACGTTCGGCGATCGGTCCGTTTCGGTCCCAAAAGTCCGGGTGTATGAACTGGCGGTAGCCGAGCTCGCGCGCATCCCGGTGATCGCACCGCCTGAGGTCCCAGGCATCTTCGAAAATTTCGACAACCGATAAAATATCTTCCTCATTCATCGACTCGATTGACCGCTTCTCCAGTTCCAGTAGTGCTTCATACCGGTCGGGTTGCTTATCGATGAAGTGAGTGCCTTCCATAGTTATTTATTATACAATTTTTCTCTCTAAATCAATTTCAAGCTTTAAGCTCTGTGAGAATTTTGATCAGGATCCTGTTTTGGGTCTGAAGTTGCTGACTGATCGCAACCAAGGCGGTACACACGGTGTCGCCGTCTTCGGTCGCGAGGAGGGAAGTCATCAGGGAGGCGACGTCCACCTCGTCCTCGTCCTCGAGGTCCATGAGGTCGTCGTCCTCCTCGTCAGTCAGGATCTCACCCTCCTCGATTTCTTCGTCTTTCATTTCCTCAGGCTGTGTCGACATTTTACATGGGCTGAGAAAATTCGACCTGAATTTTACCGCGTTTCAGTCAGGATAAATTTTGAAATGCGGAATTACCCAAATTTATTTTCTCAGTCTATAGTACAAACACTCACACAAAAATGGCTGGCGGACTCATGCAGCTCGTCGCCTATGGCGCACAGGACGTATACCTAACGGGAAACCCGGAGGTAACTTTTTACCAGGCCAAATACAAGCGCCACACGAACTTCGCGATGGAGAACATCGAACAGACCCTCAACGGTAACCCCGCCAACTCCGGCCGCGTCTCCGTGACCATCGCTCGCAACGGTGACCTCGTCGGCGACATGTACGTCCAGCTCGAGTCCGACGCCACTGCGGGCACCGCGGCTGCTTGCTGGGTCGCCGAGCGTGCTATTTCTTCGGTCGAGCTTTCCATCGGCGGTCAGCGCGTCGACAAGCAGTACCAGAAGTGGTGGAGGCTCTACACTGAGCTTCACCTTGATGAGGCCAAGAAGAACACTTACGCTAAGCTCACCACCGCCGAGGATGGCAAGACCGTCTTCCTCCCCCTTATGTTCTTCTTCAACCGCAACCCGGGGCTTTACCTGCCGCTCATCGCGCTCCAGTATCACGAAGTACGCATTGATTTCGATCTCGCGTCGGACATGGAGACCTACCTCAACAAGGGTGTCTTCAAGGTGTGGGCGAACTACATCTACCTCGACACCGAGGAGCGTCGTCGTTTTGCGCAGAAGGGTCACGAGTACCTCATCGAGCAGACCCAGCACACCGGTGTCGACACCGTCGACGGCACCGCCGGCGGTACCAAGCAGATCCGTCTGTCGTACAATCACCCGATCAAGGAGCTCGTCTGGTGCCTCGCTGGTTCGGATGCCGCGAGCCACTGGCACTTCGGTAAGGGTTCCACTCACCCCGTGATCTCCGCGGGCACCGTGGACACCACGACCACTATCGGTGCGCAGAACCTTCCCATCTCTGCGGCTACCGGCGCCCCTGTCGTAACCACTGGTGGTGCGTCCGCGGTTGCCTGGACCGAGGAGTCTGATGCTGCGATGACCGAGTTCAAGCTCGTGCTCAACGGCCAGGACCGCTTCAAGGCCCAGGGCGGGAAATACTTTAACCAGATCCAGCCGTACAACCATCACTCCGGCTGCCCCTACCCCGGCGTGTATAGTTATAGTTTCGCGCTCAAGCCTGAAGAACACCAGCCCACGGGCACGTGCAACTTCTCGCGCATCGATAACGCGCAGGTCGCCATCACCACCGTTGCCTCCAGCGCTGCGACCAACCTCCACATGTTCGCGACCAACTATAACGTCCTGAGGATCCAATCGGGAATGGGCGGTCTCGCTTTTTCCAACTAAATACTCATACGCAGTATTTGTATAAAAAAATTCAAATAAATAAAAATTAAGATACTTGAATCACGTATCTTAATTTTTATACTTGGGCGAATTCAAAAAACGTGATATGCCCCGGCGCAGCCGGCGCAACAAGATCGACGCCGCCGCGGAGCGACTATGACGAGATAGAAGCTGAAACTCGAGTATGATGTGTCAAATGGTGTCCTGCGTGCACTCACCGAGTTTGAGCCTGAGGGGATGCGTAACGGCGAACTTCGCCCTGGAGCGTCTCGCGGAGCGTGTATATGCGTCGTGTTGTGCAAGTTCCCCTAAACGACAGAACCTTAAATATAATGAGGAAATTCCTCATCCGTAAATATACTATGATATTTAGGTACGCAGTGATATTTAGGGGGGTTTTTGGGTTTAATCGTAATACAAAATTCTTTTAAACTATAGAAGCATAACAAAAATTTCTGTGTTATTGTTGAAAATCAACAATTTTGCCACCCAAATTAAAAAAACGTGATAATATCTACTTGGGCGACCGTTTTCTTTTGGACGCCGCGGTCGAGACTCGCTTTTTCACCTGCTTTCGACGCGCGGTTTGAATTTTCTTCGCGGCTTGGGTCTTGAGCTTTGTGGCGCGACCCTGGTTCTTATTCTTGAGGATCACGAACGAGATGTTCGCCCGTTTCACGTTCGCACGGGTGAACGGATTTTGAAACATGGAGAAGGATCCGGGTTTGTTATACGCATCCGTCATGCTCATCCGTGCCTGGTTACGGAAGGACTGCGGGAGCAGGTACTGAGAAACACGTCCGTACGTATATTTGACCGCCTTTTGACCGTTCGAAAAGTTGTGGCCGGCGATATGATCCTCGGGCATGTTATTCACTGCATTTTCCTTCCACTGGATGCGTTTAGCGGTGTTGGTCTTATTCCTGTTTTGATTACGCTTGACAGCGGGTTTGTTGCGTGTATACGCGACGGCGTTACGGTGACGATTGTTTGAGTTGGAGTTGGAGTTGGTCATGTCTCCACCGTGGTAACGGTAGGTGCTCCTGTTATACCCTACACCAGAACGAATTCTTCTTTGGTTTCGCCGTATAGGTGGGCTGATTAAATTAAAGTTAAAGTTGCCGGCGTTTCTTCGTGTCCTCCTACCCCGCGCGTTATAATAACTATCCTGCATACCGTAAAACATATCACCCAAATCATCTAACTCAGAGTGATACGCGTCGGATCCAAAGTATGTGTACACGAACCAATCTACATCTTTATCGGTAGGTTCCCGGGTAAGGTATTTCCTGAGGAAGGTCTTCACCTTCGCGACTCTCGGATCCGCGGGGAAATGACCGTTCGGGTTCGTCGGTGTTACTGGGGCTCCAGTCCAAAAGGTTCCGTCATCCATGGAGCTAAAGGGTCGACCTGAAAGGTCATAGTTCGCGTCTGCCGGCCGGTTGTTAGGGTGTGTAGTTCGCGTCCTGAACTTTTCAAAATCGGCGGCAAATCGAGCTCGAACAACCCGAATTCCCAATTTGTGACCGAGGCGGAAGACTTTTCCCCACCCTAAACGCAGATTTCTAAACCCAGGTTTGTCTCCCGGGATGCTATAATTCGCCATTAAATGACGTTTTTGGTCGTCGCTTAAGCCAGAAAATCGTTGCGCCCAAATCCGCGCTCGGTTGTTTAAGGATGCCATGACTTACAATAGCATAACAAAAATTTCTACTTGGGCGACCGTTTTCTTTTGGACGCCGCGTTTGCAAGAAGTGTCCTTCGAGCCGAGACTCTGTTTTTCACCTGCTTTCGACGCGCGGTTTGAATTTTCTTCGCGGCTTGGGTCTTGAGCTTTGTGGCGCGGCCCTGGTTCTTATTCTTGAGGATCACGAACGAGATGTTCGCCCGTTTCACGTTCGCACGCGTGAACGGATTTTGAAACATGGAGAAGGATCCGGGTTTGTTATACGCATCCGTCATGCCCATGCGCGCCTGGTTACGGAAGGATTGTGGGAGCAGGTACTGAGAAACACGTCCGTACGTATACTTGACCGCCTTTTGGCCGTTCGAAAAGTTGTGGCCGGCGATATGATCCTCGGGCATGTTATTCACTGCATTTTCCTTCCACTGAATTTTTTTGGCATTGTTGCTCTTATTCCTGTTTTGATTACGCTTGACAGCGGGTTTGTTGTGTGTATACGCGACGGCGTTACGGTGACGAGGACGATTGTTTGAATTCACTGGATCATCGTTGAATCTACCGTGGTAACGGTAGGTTCTCCTGTTATACCCTACACCAGAACGGATTCTTCTTTGGTTTCGTTGTATAGGTTCGTCGTATGGTACGTTTCTTCGTATCTTCCTACCTCGCGCGTTATAATAACTATCCTGCATACCGTAAAACATATCACCCAAACCGAACGCGTCGGATCCAAAGTATGTGTACACGAACCAATCGATATCCTTATCGGTAGGTTCCCGGGTAAGGTATCTCCTGAGGAAGGTCTTCACCTTCGCGAGTCTCGGATCCGCAGGCAAAAGACCGTTCGGGTTCGTCGGTGTTACTGGGGCTCCAGTTCGATAGGTTCCGTCATCGAGGGAGCTAAAGGGTCGACCTGAAATGTCATAGTTCGCACTGGGTCGCGTCCTGAACTTTTCAAAATCGGTGGCAAATTCGGCGGCGACGACGATGGACTCTACCCCTATTAACGATATCATGATGAGGCGGAAGACTTTTTGGGTGATTGCTTCGTCAGAACGCAGATCATGAAGCCCATGTCTGTCTAACGGAATGCTATAATTCGCCATTAAATGACGTCTTTCGTTGTCGCTTAAGCCATAAAATCGTTGGATCCAAATCCTCGCTCGGTTAATGTTATTCACCATGACTTACAATAGCATAACAAAAATGTCTAAAGCAACAAAAAGGAAATATCGTTAATCTTGTGGAGGAGGTTAAAAAACCGCGCGTCGGAGTCCACGTCCTTGGGCCTGATGATCTCGAGTTCGATCTGGTACGACGCCTCCTCCTCCGAATCCATGTCCGCGTTATCGCCGCTACTGATGGTCATGTCGATGCTCAGATTTTTACGGACGAACGAGTGTCGGGTCTTGGACCGTTTGCGGTCCATCTCGTACTCGCCGGTGGTGGGTATCTCCCGCGAGATACAGAAACGAACGTCGAGGGGTTGTTCGCTATTCACGAAATCTTCTTTGCGCACCTTGATCTTTTGGATCATATCTTGGTCGCCGGTATCCTCGTCGTTGGTGATACGAACGCTCTCGGCGTCGTTATAGTACACCTCGTACGATTTGGATTCCTTCTTTTCCCACCTGTCGTATTTCTGCAAACCCCGGAGGACCTTTTTCCACGCATCCTTTCCGACGTTCGTGTCGAAGAAGGAACCGTTCTGCCGACCGAGGCGGATCTCGACCTCGATGTCGTCTTCGTCCTTGTGCGCTTCGAATAAAGGAAAGGTCGTGTCAACGATCTTCTGTATGTCCATTCATAGTACGAGCGCGCCTTTCCCTTAAGTGTTTTATGTGCGCTGAACGTATGAAGGGCATTCGTAACAAAGGAAACACGTGCTACTTCAACACGGCGCTCCAGTGCCTCCTGTACATTCCGGCGCTCTCCAATTACATGATCCGCAAACCGTACGCGGGTGAGTGTACATTCACCAGGGCGTACTCGGATCTGATCAAGGTCTACTGGACAAGGGGTCGAGACCACGTGGGCGTGACCAAACTACTCGAGGCTTTCGTCGAGAAGTTCCCGCGGTTCGCGAACATGGACGAACAACACGACGTCCAGGAGGCGGTGCTCTGCATCGTCGACATTTTGGAACGGTCCGTCCCGGAAATCAAACCGTGGTTTTACGGTAAGAAGACGCAGGAGACGGTTTGGCCCACGGGGAAATCCACGAGTGAAGAGGATTTCAGCGTGCACTTGGTGACGTCGTCGAGGTCTAAGGATATGGGCCAGATTTTGGCAAAGAGTACCGACTGGAACGTCATAGAGAATTACGTCGACGACGACGGGAAGCGGCATAACCTGGCGACGACGCGCATGGTCTTCTCCGAGCTGCCCCGCGTGCTCATGATATCCTTCGATAAGAAGAGTCACGTCCAGATCCTCAAGAAACTCGTCATCGGGGACAGTCAGTACGATCTCATCTCCACGGCGGTGCACGTGGGCGAACAGGATGACGGGCACTACGTGTCCTTCGTCAAGAGGAAAAACAAGTGGCTGTTCATAAACGACGATCACGTGGAGGAATACGACCCGCCGGAACAGGCGTCGTATTATTTCATGGTCTACAATCTAAAAACTCCTTCATCTCAACGTTCTCCTTGATGTTGACGATCGTTCGGTAGAACGTTCGCCTGTTGTTCGGGTAGGTCTTGTCCGTCCTTCGCTTCAGGGGCCGCCACCACATGGGCGATTCCCACGTGACGTATTCGCACTCCACGATCGCGCCGTCCTCCATCCACGGTTTCGCCTCGAACCGGCCGTGCGGTATCTCCGATTCGAAAAACAGTTTCCCCTTTTCCTGTACGTACAGACGCCAAGTCGGTTCTCCCTTTTGAAATCCCGGCGTTTCTCGCGACGGCTCCCACCGCGCGAGAAAGTCGACCGTGTTCTTATCCCGCGGTTTCCATTTGAACATCGTCTCGTGCGTCCCTATGCGTATCGGTTCGTGGACCGGCGTGAACACCAGGCCGTCCATCCTTTGCGTGACAGTCGGGAGGTACTCGTTCATGAAGGTTTTGAATTCGCGCATCGGGTGGAACTTCTTACACTTGAGGCGGTATGGATCGGATTTCATGCATATCATACCCTTCATCATGGCTTTGGCGGCGTCCATGCGTTTGTGTAGATCGAGGTTCCACACCGACTCGCCGCACACCCGAACCGCGTCGTATACCATGAGCACGTTCTCGTAGAGTTCACCGTCGAGGATCGTGCCTTCGTACGCGGCTTTCTTGAGGTTTAACGGAATCTCGGTAACCTTGAACGATCGGTTCACCAAGAGAGTCTTCTTCTTACCCTCGTACGTGATGGCGACCAACATGTGTCGCTCACCGTCTGTCTTTTCGCACACGACATATTCCCCACCTTTCAGGATCGGGAAGTGTTGTCTCTCGATCGAGACGGGTTGGGGGCCGGGAAAATACTCTTTGGATCCCCAGACCTTGTGAATGTACGTCACAACGAACTGTTCCATGTGTTATGAGTGCTCGGAACCTTTAATTCACTTTCACACTCGCGGCGTTCAGAATATTACTGACGCACTCATGCGCATAGGTTTGGATGAGCCTCGCGCCGGAGTAGGCAAACACCTTGACACCCTGTTCCTTGAAATCTTCGAACATGTTGGGTCGAAGTCGCCATTTCTTTTTCTTGATTTGTTTGATCACCGTTCGAGGCATCATCACCCATACCTTCGCGTCCGTGGAGGCGACGTGGTAAAAGTGCGGTGCGGTCTTTTTACCGAGGACGGTATCGAATTCGAGTCCCATCTGCGAGGCCGCTTCCATCGACCCGTTACGTACCTTATCCTTGAACATGTCCCAATTAATACCTTGCTTCACGCCGGGGAAGACGACCAAACCGGCGTTTTCGTTAATCTCCAACGCCTTCTCCAAGGAAGTTTCATCCACCCCGATCCCGAAATCAATAAAGAGGATTCGGTCGTAGACTTTCATGCACTGCTCGATCATCGCCGCTTTCTCGAACGGGTCGTCGTTGACGTACAAGATCTGGTGGTCCACACTGTTCTGCACGCATAGGATGTTGAGTTTGAGGACGGTGTGCAGAGTCTTGACGTGGCACGCTTTTGATCGAGTGACGAGTACGGACACGAGCTTCATATCTTAACGTCGAATCTAAACCTTAAGTCTATCGTCTAAACACGCGCTGAATGGAAGGTTCCCCACGTGACCGAGCGTGGTGTTCACGTCGGCGTAAATTTTACCGCCCGCCTGTTGCCACCGTCGGCAGAAGGCGTAATCTTCGGAGAGGTACCGCTTGGATTCCGGATCGATCATGCAATCGAAACACGCGTGATACTCGTCGAAATCCCTGTTTTGGTGGTCGTTCTTACACCACAACTCGGGGAACTTTTCCTCGAGCTTCTTGAATACCGAACGGTGAATGCACATGAACCCCGTGGGACCGTCTAAAATTTCCACGAACCCGTTTTCTATCGAACGCTTCGTCGCGCCTATGTTGACGACGAGACTCGATGAGAGCATCGCCATATCTCGGTCGTCACCGTTTCGTACGGCGGCAGCGGCTTGGTCCCACATGACAACCTTCTTTGGGTAACACGCCACCGACAACTCATGCCCCGACCGAACGAGACGCACGACGGCGGCTGGATCGAAATGGACATCTGCGTCGATAAACATGAGGTACTCGCAATCCGTCTTCTGCATAAACCGGCCCACGCTCACATTACGCGCTCGGTGAACGAGCGATTCGTTTTCTGTCGTGTCGATCATGAGTTGAATTTTCTCTCTCATCATCAGCATCTGTAATTTTATCACGGCGGACGCGTACTTCTCCAGACATAACCCGCCGTAGCACGGGGTGGAGAGGAACACTTTCGTCATGTACATGGCACGTCTCTATGTTTTAAGCTTATTTAAATCGCAGTTGCCTCATCACATTGGTTGGAGGCCTCGTCTTGGTCTTCGACCCCGACCGCGGCGGTGCGGGTGATTGCCATGAATTTCTGGGTGTCGTCGGTTTCACCGTCCTAATCCTCGGGCGAAACGCTGCAGGCTTTTGTGTTGAGAGGAAAGAGTGTCGCAGGACTTTTTTGAAGCTCGGGAGATGCCTGGTGTGATTCATCCCGATCTTAAGTCGGTAATTCACCGCGTAATTACTGTTCTGCTTGCGATATTCCCGGTCCGGAATGAGATCCTTGATGAATTCCTGAACCTTTATGTATCCGGTGGTCGTGTCGAACACGACGCCCACCAAGAAATAATACAGATCGAACAAGGGGTGACTTCTCTTTCCGTTGATGCCGTCCTCTACATACGTACCGTTATTGATCCACGGGTTAGAAATTCCAGGCATTTTTGTCATGCCGAAATCTATGATCACCGGCTCCAAACCCTCGTTGGATCTCTTGTACACTTCACCGTCGATGTTGACGCGAATGTCCCTGACGGGAACTTTCCTGATGAATATGTTTCCACCGTGTAAATCGTGGTGCCTGAATCCGGGTGCCACCTTGTGCATTTTATACAGGTACAACATGACTTGGAGTATCACGCTCTTGACCTTCTCTAAAACCGGCATGTCTCGTATCCAATCGGAGAAAGTCTGACCCGAGATGTACTCCATGTAAAGCATGTCCCTTCCGTCACACTTTTTAGCGAGGTACACGTTCGGGACTTTCACTCCGTAACTTTTCAGTTTCTTCGCAACTTCGTACTCGTATTTGGCCATGCCCGTGTAGTCACCGTTCTTGACGGCGATGTTCTTGTACGCGATGAACCTCCTACCGTTCCTGTTAAGGGAAGCCTTAAACACTTTTCCGTACATCCCCTCTGAAAGTTTTTTGATTTTATGTAAATGATTCTTTGGAGCGCATGCCTTGTTCTTGTTCAAAAGTCTTTGAAGGTTATTGCCTGTGTTACGTACCTTTTTCGTGCGCCATGCGCTCTGAATCTTGGTCGCGGCGCCTGCGTTACGTACCTTTTTCGTGCGCCAGGCTCTCTGAATCTTGGTCGCGGCGCTCTTCACTGGTTTCATTTTTTTTTTCGCGGAGCGGATCTGATTTACCGTCGGCATATAATATTACAAAATATTTAAATGTTTTCTAATTAGATTTTCAATCTTGTTGAGAGTAGGAACTGAGACGGAGCACTTCTCACACATCTCGTTCTTCGGCACGCGGTGGCCGATGACAATGTAGATGATGGCTGACGCCACACTGTTAGGGGTCTTGCTCATCAGGTCCACGCAGTCGTTCGTCCTGTCGCACAACTTCATACACTCGAGGCGTTCCTCGCGCGTCACCTCGAAAGCGTTCAGAATGCGCTGCATGACGTCGTATGCCTTTGTCACGTAGTTCTTCTTCGTCGCGCCTTCGATGTTATCCTTGAAAATTTGGGTCGTTCTCGAAATATCCCTCGACTGTATGCCGAACATGTCGGCGATCTCCTTCGTCGTCCTGGGATGTTTCGCCAGCCTGCACGCGTACAGAACGCAGTTGGCTTTGATCCCGAGCCGAACCGCACCGCGCGTGAGCTTCTCCTCGTTGAATTTTTTGTACATGTGTTTAGCATCCTTGCGAACGCACTCAGGCAGGATGTGGCACGCCTCGTCCATTTCCCTGTACGCGTGGTACAGGGACCGATCCTTGTGGTTCATGGACATGTGAAAGTTTATCTTCGCCATGCGCTTGTGCTCGTAGGTGGCTTTCCCCTTGATGACTGTCCCCTTACCCCAGTTATCGGAGAAGAGTTCGGCGTTTGTGGTGGGGATCCCGCACCTCGCCGGGTCGTTGACCCTACCGTCGGAGGTCATCCCACTAGTCCATTCCGCGGTGTCGTCTATGAAGTTGTCCTCGACGAGACCACACTCTGAACAGACTGGCAGACCCTCCGGGCTGATGACCTTCACACCCGAACATTCCCGGCAAAAATGTATACTCACTGGCTTTGTGTCTTTGTTTTTGTTCAGTAAGGTGTCCACCTGGGACCAAATTGTAGCCAGCATCTTTGTTTTGATGTAAGTATATTATTCACTTAGGTTTCTGGCGCGCTCGCGATTTTCGATGAGGTCCACCGTCTCCTTGAAACTTCGGCCACCTGAGGTTGACGGTTCCCACTCGTTCCACGCCGCGTCCACCTCTTTGTGATCTATGGGCAATCCCTCGACCTCGGCGTCCGAAACGATGAACCCGCTCAGTGACGTGTCTGAACCCGAATCGCCTTCGTCGTAGATGTCGCTGTCGTCGTCCATGGGATTTATCTCAGAGAAATAGGCGAACATGTTACTCCCGAGGGATTTAAGGTCTAGGTCCTCGAACGTGGTCCCGGTCGGGAAATGTTCCATCACACTCTCGTACGGGGCGGGGCACATCTCGTCGTCGTCGAGTCTGTACACACAAGCGGACTTGTAGTGCATTTCGGTCGGGTATAGGTAATGCATCCCGAGGGTTCGGCCGGTGTTCGCCGCCACCAGGCCGTACGTTTCCTCCTCGATCCCGTCTTCGCTGACTAGTATTTTGACTATGTCGTTTCGGTTAATCTCTTTTGGCATGAGCATGCTTAAAAAAATCAGGCAAAAAATTATCGAGGATAATATCACAGCAGATGAAAGTTATTATTTATTCGAAGGAAGGGTGCGACTATTGCGACCACGCGGCGAGACTATGCGAGTCGGAGAATCTCGAGTTCGAGAAGATCATGGTCGACAAGGAAGAGTTGAATTCCCTATGCGGGAAAACAGTCACGGCCTACCCTCAAATATGTATTAACGGAAATCATATCGGGACGTACTTTGACTTTCAGGATTTCATGACAGATGAATACGAACCCATCCTGGAAGAAACGTTGGACCGTTTCACGGTGTTCCCCCTGCAGTACCCTGAGCTATGGGAACTGTACAAGAAGGCGCAAATGTCCAACTGGACCGCCGAAGAGGTCGACCTGAGTAAAGACCTCGACGATTGGGGAACCCTAAACGACAACGAACGGAAATTCATCAAGTACATCCTGGCGTTCTTCGCTGGCAGTGACGGTATAGTCTTCGAGAACATCAACAACAATTTCGCCGACGAGGTTCAAATTTCAGAGGCGCGCTCTTTCTATGCGTACCAGTCACACAACGAGATGATTCACGGCGAAACCTATAGCAAACTGATCGACAAGTACATCAAGGACGCCGCCGAGAAGAAACATCTCTTCAAAGCTGTCAGCACCGTCCCCTGTATCAAGCAGAAGGCGGACTGGGCCCTGAAATGGTTCGAAAAGTCTCGTCCCTTCGCCGAACGCCTCTTCGCGTTCGCCTGCGTCGAGGGTATCTTCTTTTCGGGTTCTTTCTGTGCGATTTTTTGGCTCAAGAAACGGGGACTCATGCCCGGTCTGTGTTTCAGTAACGAGTTGATCTCTCGCGACGAGGGGCTTCACCAGGAGTTCGCTGTGGAACTGTTCAAACTCCTGAGAAACAAACCGTCAATGGAAACCCTCCAATCCATCGTTAAGGAGGCGGTCGCGATCGAGAAGGCGTTCATCACCGATGCCCTCCCGTGTAATCTGATCGGCATGAACTCCGAGAAAATGAGCGAGTACATCGAGTATGTCTCTGACAGGCTTTTGAAACAGATTGGTGTACCAGTGATTTGGGGATCTAAGAACCCTTTCGACTTCATGGAGAATATCTCTTTGGACGGCAAGACCAACTTTTTCGAAAAGAGGGTGGGAGACTACGGTAAACTCGACGACGACGCCGAGGATATAGGATTCGACGAAGAATTTTAATGACTATTTGAAAATTGTGTCAAAAGTACCGAAAGGGGCGATCATGTAATTCTCGCTAGTTTCCTCGATTTCGATCGGTTCGGCCTCCACGACCACCTCGGGTTCCTCCTCTGCGGCAGGACCAGGAGCTGGACCGGTGGTGACTGTGGTGGTTGTACTGGACGACGAGCGCATGGAGGACACGCAACATGCGATACTCGATCCTACGGTCAAGAAGCCGACGACATTGAAGAACGACATTTATTATACCTGTATATAATAAATGCCCACACCGAAAAAAACGAAAAATGCCAAGAACGCGATCCGGTCTTTCAATAAGAGGATGACATCCAAACTGCCGAAGGTCAGGACGAAACCCACTCGCGTGCGGAGTTACGCTCGCCCAATCTCACGTGTTGAGATCGCCAACATGATGCGTCTCGCTGCGCGGGCGCGGAAGACCAAGAGGAATCGTTAACCGAATAAGGTTCCTTGCGGGGAGATATCCAAAGATCCCAGGATCACGCCGCTATCCTGTAATTCAATCTGTTCCTCTGCGAAACCCGGTTCCGGATTCGGTGCATCCACCATATCCGGTTGCGTCAGCAGCTTCTTTTCCCCCTTCTTGCCACCCCCGCACCCGCAATCACCCTTCTTCTTCTTGGGCGGTTCTGGTCTGATGTTCATCATACCCCAAACCACGAGGATGAACACGACGGTGTGAAGGAGAAGACCCACGGTCGAGGGGCACCCCGTCGGCGTCGCGATGCGCGAGCCGAAGACCGAACGCATGAGACGAAAGGTTTCGGGGTTGGCGATCACGAAAAACGTGAGACCCGAGATGATACTGGTGATAAGTTTTTCCTCCTGCTTGCGGCCGTTGCAGCCGCATCCACAGTCTTTGAAAATACCCATGTTTTTATAATAGGTTGTGAAAAAAATCCCGGTAAAAACTAAGTATGATGATCCTCGGTGGAATCGTTTTCCTGTTGATCCTGGTGATGGTTTTCTTCATTTCCAGGCAAAACGCAGCACAGCGACAGGAGGTCAAGCAGATGGAACTCGATGCCGAAGCTGCGGCGTCAAAGCCGCAGCCGCGTATGAGCGATTCAGTGATCACACCGATGGAGCCGGAACCCACCGATGATCCCATGCCCGGTGACGCCAAGGTGTCTCAGCGTGCCGCTCCTGCCCCTGCTCCGGCTCCAGCTCCTGCTCCTGCTCCGGCTCCTGCCCCTGCTCCGGCTCCGGCTCCGGCTCCAAGCGTTTTGTGGGGTTTAGTTGAGGGTGTGGATCTTAGTGGTGGAGGGTTTCATCTTCACAAGAATTCAAACCCGAAACTCGAGGGTACAAAAGAGGAAAGGACAAAAATATGCACCGACAAATGTGCGGATCAGTCTGACTGTAAAGCAGTTGTTTTTGACACGCGTCACAACTTGTGCTGGGCTAAGAGATCCATACATAAGTCCAACGAAAGAACAGCGTCGAACCGTAAATATTTTCACAAGTGTGAAGCTGGTAACACCGATTGCAAGACGATAGAAGAACTTCTGAAACCTCCGGCTCCTGCTCCTGCTCCGGCTCCTGCCCCTGCTCCGGCTCCTGCTCCCGCTCCTGCTCCGGCTCCTGCTCCCGCTCCTGCCCCGAACCACTCGACGAACGGAAGGTGTGGTTATAGGGGCAATAATAATCAGAGGTGCCCGGGCAAACAGTGTTGCAGTCCCAGTTACTGGTGTGCAGGTAACCAAGTGGAGTATTCCGCTTGGTGTAAATATAAGGACGGGAAGGGGGGGTACAGAGGGGTGAGTAGCGGTGGGTACGATGGACAGGGTTAAAGACAAGGCACCTTGTATAGATATAACCAACTAAAATGTCGCTCTCTATCCAACAATCCACCGATTTCGTCCCCACCGCCGTTCAGTTCTCGAAGCTTCGTAAGAACAAGAACGGTGGTAAGGCAGTCTACCTCAACGCAGGCGATAACAAAAAGGTGTATCTTCAACTCCCTTTCATGCGGTCTCCGTACGGCCTTTCGGCGTTCACCGACGAATCGAGCGGACGAACTTCCTACTCACTCGACCTTTCGTTCGATGCTGAAAACGCCGAGGCGATGGATCTGCACAACAAGCTCACCGAGCTGGACGATATCATCGTGAACACCGTCGCCGCCAATTCTAAAGAATGGATGGGCAAGGAGTTCAACGTCGCCGTACTCAAGGAGGCACTCTACAAGCCTATGGTTCGTCCGGGCAAGGAACAGTACCCCGCGACGATCAAGCTCAAGATCCAGACCAAGCCCGACGGCACCTTCGTGCCGGAATGTTACAGCATGAACAAGGAACAGGTCACCCTCGACTCGATCGAAAAAGGTCAAAAGGCCATGGCCATCGTCGACCTGAACCAGATCTGGTTCATCGATAACAAGTTCGGCGTCACCATCCGACTTCAACAGGCTCTATTCGAGGAGTCCACCAAGCTTCCTTCCTTCGCGTTCCAGGGAGTTACCTTCCCCGGCGCCGCCGCTGCCACCGAAGAGGAAGACGACGACGATGAACTCGAGGTCGACGTGGACGAAGATCACTAAATTTAAATTCACCGCACATGACCGCGTACAAAATTAGATTCTGATGATGTAATGAATAATGAAGATACGTCCAATAAAATTCTTTGTTTAGTGTATAATGGATTGCTCCGTGTCAACTGTTAAGGTCACGGACGAAACAGGTGCCTCTCGAGGTGTCGAAATCGTTCCCAGCGGGTGTGAACCAGTCAGCGAGGATGTCTGCAAATCTGGGTTCATGGCACCTGCCGAGAACGTATCGTTCCCCCAAAACGCGCTTAAACAATGTTGCAAATGCCGGAAAGGTGAGACGTGTGCCCTGTGTGCGGACCCGTCGGCGTGTACTGACGAAGAGAAGGAAAAATTCGTCGGGATCAAGGATTGTTTTGGTATGGTCGAACCTGAAGAGGAAGAGGAAGAGGCCGAAGCTGATGCTGAGTCAGTGGAAGTTGAGGCTGAGTCAGCGGCGGAGACCGCGACCGCGACTGCGGAAACCAAAAGTTCGGGGATGTTCATGTATTACGCGATAAGCGCGTGTTGTGTGATTTCCATCGTGATGTTCATGATGTCCAGGGGGGGAGGCCGTAGAAATAATATGATGTACTAATAATAATGAAACTCCGTGTACTCGCCGTCATCGTCATCGCGATTATCGTACTCGTCACCATGATGAATAAGTCATCGTCGTCTAACTATACTGTTTACGGTACCAAAGGTTGCCCGTGGTGTCGTAAACAGATAGAGTATTTCGAAAAGAATGGAACGTCATTCAAATTCGTCGATTGCAACAAGCAATCATGTAAGGGTATGGATGCGTTCCCTACGATCGTCTCCCCGACCGGTGAAAAAACTGTCGGGTACAAAGAATTTTAGATACCGCGAATGACCTGCATGGAGATGGACAGAATGAACGCGTCCAGCATGCTGGAAATCGGCTTGAGCACGGTGATGTGCTTGGAGAGGGAACGGTTCCATACGAGACGGAGGATAAAGGTAGAGATGAGGATGTTCAGAAGGAGAACGAGGATCTCCTTGACGACTTCGGACCGGTTACGGGACTTGGTGAAGATTTCCTGGAGCATTTTACTATAAATTGAGATTTTATTTCCTGGGTTAAAGTAAGATGAAGGTGAAAACGCTCCCCCTGAGCGGTTCCGAATCTCGGTACACGACCAAAAGATGGGGTTCGAAACGCGGGATCGGGAACAATAATTGCTATGCGTATGCCATCGGTGATTATGAATCGTACCGTTGGCAGAAGGCGATTCCAGGGGACCGATCCGGCCTGTCTGGTTTGAACCATACGTACACGCATTGTACTGATCTTCCTCGGCGCGTTATTTCCGATAACCCCAAAAAAGTCTACAAGACGGACGCCGCCACAAAGTGTAAGCGCGGGTACTTCAAAATGATGATGTTCGTTTCGCCTGGACGACCGATGAATTACATTCGTCAGGGTGATTTTCATTTTTACAAGCAACACGGCGTCGTGGAGTACAAGGTGAAAAAGGGAGATACGGTCAAATCGGTCTCTAAGTTTTTCAAGGTTCCCGAGACCCGGATCAAACGTGCCGGTCAATTTAAGGTGGGTAAGCGTCTCGTCTTCAAGAGCAATTTGTGGAGCCACAAGCGTGGTTGGGCCACCGGTCCTCTCCTGACGGACGCGAAGGGAAAAATCATCAAAGATCCTCGTAAAGCTTCGAGGGATTATCCTGGGTTAAACTACGAGAGGTACTGTAGTTCATTCTGTGTCAAGAAGAGAGGCATCAAGGTCGGTAAGACCCATGCCAAGGTCGGCCAGAAGCGACTCTAAATCTAGAAGTTCCTCAACGTCGAAGTTTACATCAAAAATATCCAATACGTTTAGCACACTCTGCTCATTCAATACCACGGCGTTCGCCGCCGCCGTGATATTGTTCGTTATAGATACTGTCACTTTAAACTTGGAACCGTCGAATACTTTTCGGCACATCGGGCAGGTGTTCTTACCTTGTTTTTTCCATGCCTCGAGGCAAGATGTGTGAAAGACGTGTCCGCACCGGAGCGGGGGGTTCGCCCGCGTCGGTCGGACCTCGTTCAAACAAATTGAACATGTCGGCATCCTATTTTACAAATCTAAATCTTTTTTTGGTCTAGTACGCGTTTGGGGTCTTGAGGAGAGGCTTATCGCAGGTGTTGCACTTGCCGGTACCCTGCTCCGCCTGCACGGCGGTCATGATCTCGGGGCCCTGCTTCTGGAGAAGCTGGCGGAAGGAATAGTTGTCCTCGAGGGAGATCCCGTTGTTCTTCATGATATGGTTGTTCAGAAGCTGGATGGAGGACTGGACGGTGAAGCATCGGCCGTCGGCCATACCGAGTCGCTGAGACATTTTATTATTACCCTAGAATTTAATTTGGCGGTTGGTCGGCGTTCGTAACCACGATTGAAATCCTTTGGTCCTGAGGTGTTCCACCATCGGTCCGCACCTGTACCCGAGAAAGATATCGAACACGTCCTTCTGTTCCGTTGGTGTCACGCGAATCTCGTCGTTCTCGTTGATGTGGTCGTTGATGATGTTGTACGCGAAAGCGATCTCCTTCAGGGTTTCGGCACCCGTGATGATGATCTTCCCGGTTGAGAAAATCGAGGTGGTGATTTCCTTCATATCCTCCGAAGGTTTGAACTTGATTTTAACAGCTGAATACCGATCCGGCTCGAAGCTCACTTTGAAAATGTCACTGAAATTTTCAAACCAATCGGCCACCTTATGAAGATTGACGGTGTAGTTGAGAGAGAAATTTGAATTTATCATGACGACCCTGTACGCGTCAGTCGGTATTTCTTGCTGAATTCCCAAAAAAACTTTGAGTATGTGCGCCAGTTGAACGATGACTCTCTTACAGTCGAAGAGATCACAGCACCCCGCGACTTGGACTGAACCGTTGGGAAACACCTTCACAGATTTCGTGCTGTACGTATCGTTGTAGGTGAGGGTGACCTGGTTGTAGAAAGTGGTCGGTTTCAACTTCCATTCAAACCCCTCGGTTTTCGAACTCGCCCGCTTCATTTTGTACGAGCCGATCATTTCGAAGACGGTCCTTAATTTTTTTATATCGACGCTGTGACCGATTTTGGAGACCATCGTGATCGTGGTGATTTTCACCCACGACGGCCTCAATTTTTCTGGCAAATTCCCGCGTATGTCATCGAGCGTCAACAAATACGAAAAGGAATTGTTCGCGATCGATGAGTACATTTTGTGTGGGAAATATTTAAAGAATAACATTCACTTAGGTTTCCATTTTGCAACACGTGTAATCGTAGCGGTACACTGATTTACCGCCGGGAGCGGGAAACGGCGGGATGACGGTGCCATCCTCGGCTGTCGCACCCGCCTTGAGCTGGAATCTGGTGAGCACCTGGTTGTCGCCGGGACACTTGACGTCCATCCCCTGGAGTCCCATGGCGCCATCCGTGACGAGGTCCTCCGGTTTGAGCGCCCCGCTCGTCGTCTCGTAGTTCTGACACTGCCCGCTCGTGGGCGCGGCGAGGCATTTATACAGGTACTGGGTGGTATTTTCGTAATGATTACTAGGGTTCACTATATAGTCATACCTGAACTGACTGATGGGCGTTTCACCGAAGGTATCCATTTCCGTACTACCGTCTCGTCCCCTCCCTTTCCCGATACCGCCGAGATCGCACCGAACGTTGTGCCTGTACATGGTGCGCATATCGATTTTGGCATCCATGATTTTATCTCCGAGGGACGCCTTATTCACTATTTGCGTCTTTTGAGTATCGTCGAAAACCTTGGCGTCGATACCGCCTAAGCACGTGTAGTCGTACTTGTAGAGCCCGCCGTTGCAGCTTGTCAATTTAAACTGTTTGACACTGTTCCGCCCGCAATCGACTTTCATCGCGAGATCGTGGATGTTCGCCGTGCACGGCGTTGACCTACGATCCTCGTAATAATTTTTTCGTCGGCGAAGTGAAAGTAAATCTGACATGTCCTCAGCTTCGTTCTCGGCGCCCTGGTCAAAGATCGCCTGCTGTGCCTCGTCCTCCTTGTCGTACGCCGAAACTTGGTTCCTTAACATCTGGAGTTCTTTCTCCCCGTCAGTTCCTTCTCCACCGGTGATCATCTTTTTGTCGGGCTTGAGGTACAAGTACACCGGCGACGCGCAACATATCACCGAGGAAAGGCCCACCGCGAGCACCGCAGCTGCGGCCATATAGTATACTTAGAGAAAAGAATTGTTTACCTACCATATGCCGTCGTTCATTCGCGATGCCACGCACGTCCACGACATCGATTCGGGCCTGGATTATGTTGAAATCACGTACAAAAAACAGAACCGCACCTACACTGATTATATCAACACCGAACCCCTCGGTTGGACCCGAATCTCCTGTACGGCGAACTACTACAGGTTTTTAGATGCGATGGTCGTCAAGACTGTTGAGGTTCTGCAGCGCATGGCCGAGTTGGGCCTCGAGGATATTTTGCACGGAGAGCACGAACCCAGGTTATGGGTCAGACTGATGCACGCCGTCCGAATTCTAGATCCCACGTTTCAACCACCTCGCATAGATATGGAAAGTGCTTGGCAAGTGGAGTTCATCAGCGAGTCGTGTAAAAAGTATATTCCGTCTGCGATCTATACCTGCATTTCGAAAAAGCGCCTGTCGTATTTTAACGACGTAATGCAAAGACTAGCGCGAGAAGAATGAGCACGACGAGCGCGATTTTCGTCGAGTCGGGGATCTTCTTCGAAACACCCACGGTGACGACCTTTGGCTTTCGGCACGAGACGCCGTAGTCGATGTTGCGCTTCGGGTGGATCACCTTGTTCATGACGTCCTGTTCCGCCTGCTCCGCGCAGAGGTTCGTGGCGCAGAACGGGCTTTTACTGGTCTTGTAAATCTCATCGACGCCGACCTTATCGAGAAGTCTCTGCTCAGTGTCGCTGGGCCTATCCCTGGTGATGCCGTCCTTCGAGTAGTACTGTGATATTTCAGTCCTGTCCGTCTGTCGGATACCGCCTGGGAGGCTGAATTCGTGCACGACGAACGGGTTGATCTTATCGATGGAATCTTGTTCGTTCATCATCTTGTTATTAACTCAGATAAAATTTTTGGTTCATTTTGGATTGGTGTTCGAGCCACATCTTGTCTAAATCGACATTTAGCATGTGGGCCAGCTGGAATAGGTAACTGAAGACGTCTCCCATCTCTACCATGACGTCCGTTCCTCGATCCTTCTTCAGGTTTGTTTTCTTGAACGTCCTCTTGTACTGACGGATCGCCGACGCGAGTTCGCCGACCTCCTCCGTCAATAGAAGCCATACGGTATCCACGGCGGCGCGGTCCCACCCCTTCTTCTCACAGATTCTCTTCGTCTCACACTTATAGTAGTTCAGACTCATGTTTGCTTATTCATCTTACGGACCTACTCTTTAATTACATACCAATCTGATTGCGAGGGAGTTTCTTTCCAGCGGTGCTGGTGTTGACCGGTCGGTCAATGGGTTCGGCGATCGTGTCGATCTCCCTGGCGTAGGCCATGTACTGGGACACGCCGGTTTGGACCTGGGTGAGGGAACTGTCGATGACGCGGACGTTGAGGTCCCTCACCTGATTGTTCACGTTTTGGTAGTGGTCGCCGGAGTTACTGATGAACACGGCGCGCATGATGCTGTACAGGTCGTCGGGGTTTTGGTAGTCTATGGCGATACCCGTTCGGTTCTTAAAGGTTTGGCGGATCCCGCGCTGGATGAGATCCTTGTTGACCGCAGAGAAAAACAGCTTGTTGAGTGGCGTCTCGCACTGCTTCAGAGAATCGAGGTGAAGCATTGTTACTATAGTCGAACAAAAAAATATATGTAAATATTAAAATGCTGAGTCCCATTGACTTTTCTGATTTCGATTCCAAGCCGACTATCGTGGAAGATATCTCGTGCAAATCCCCAGCCTGCTTCATCGGGTCGTACCCCCCGGTCTCGAAGCCCGGTGAAACCGGTCCGTACTACGTGAACACGTACCTCACCCAGCCGGATCGCCGGTTTGAAACCCTGGGTCCGGCCACCGTCAGGAGTGGGGACCTCGAGAAGTGCATGAAGTAATTTAAAAATAAATTGAGCAGTGTAGATATAAAAGGATGAGGGTCACAAAACGCTCTGGTCGTGTTGAGGATATGCGCTTCGATAACGTCACCACCAGGATCAAGAATTTATCATACGGACTCTCTCCGAATGTCGACTCCTCGAAGATCGCACAGCAGGTTTTCTCCTCCATGTACGATGAGATCACCACCCAGGAGATCGACACTTTGTCGGCCGAGATCTGCGTCGGTATGATCACGTCCGATCCCGACTACGAAGTCCTCGCGACCCGAATCACCGCCAGTAACATCCACAAGGTGTGCCCCAACAACTTCCACCTCGCCATGCGCAAACTCCAAAAGGCGGGGATCATCACAGACGAGGTCGTCGAGGTGGCCCAGCAGGTCAAGGAACATATTAAAAACGACCGCGATTTCGAGTTCGGGTACTTCGGGATTAAGACGCTCGAGAAGGGTTACCTCCAGAGGGCCAGCGGCAAACTCATCGAGACCCCGCAGTACATGTTCATGCGCGTCGCCATAGGCATCCACGGCAAGGACGTCCCCGCGGTTCTCGAAACGTACGATAAGATGTCCTTGGGGTACTTCATCCACGCGACGCCCACCCTGTTCAACGCGGGTACGCCCCGGCCCCAGATGAGCTCGTGTTTCCTGATCGCGAACAAGGCTGACTCAATCGACGGCATCTACGGTACATTGACTGAATGCGCGCAGATCAGCAAATGGGCCGGTGGAATCGGGATGCACATCCACAACGTTCGAGCGAATAAGTCCCACATCAAAGGCACGAACGGCCAATCCGACGGTATCATTCCAATGCTCCGCGTGTTCAACGCGACCGCGCGGTACGTCAACCAGGCCGGTCGCCGCAAGGGGTCCATCGCCGTCTACGTCGAGCCGTGGCACGCCGATATCATGGATTTCCTCGAACTTCGTCTCAACCAAGGCGACGAGGAGGCGCGGTGCCGCGATCTTTTCTCAGCCATGTGGATCCCCGACCTCTTCATGAAACGCGTCGAGGAGGGCGGGGATTGGTCGCTGTTCTGCCCCGACAGGGCGCCCGGTCTTTCTGATTGCTACGGCGACGAGTTCGAAGCGCTCTACGTCAAGTACGAGGAAGAGGGACTGGCGAACGCGACCGTCCCGGCTGCTGACGTTTGGAAGGCTATCCTCAAATCGCAAACTGAGACTGGGACTCCGTACATGCTCTACAAAGATGCGTGTAACGCCAAGAGTAACCAGAAGAACTTGGGTGTCATCAAGTCATCAAATCTCTGTACCGAGATCATGGAGTACACCGACAAGGACGAAACTTCCGTCTGCAATCTCGCGTCGATCGCACTCCCGAAATATGTGAACAAGGAACTCAAGACGTTCGATTTCGCGAAGCTCCACGAAGTCACCAAGGTCGTCACCAAAAACCTCAACCGGGTTATCGACCGAAACTTTTACCCTGTGGAAACAGCGAGGCGATCCAACATACGCCACCGCCCGATCGGTCTCGGGGTCCAGGGCCTCGCCGACGTGTTTATCCTGTGCGGTCTTCCCTTCGACTGCGAGGATTCGCGTACGCTGAACGCCCACATTTTCGAGACCATGTACCACGCCGCGTTGGAGGCTTCGTCTGAACTGGCTGAAGTTGACGGCTCGTACGATAGCTTCGCCGGGTCGCCCGCCTCGGAGGGGATCCTCCAGCCCGACATGTGGACGGGGGACGTGAAGTTTAGCGGTCGCTACGATTGGGACGCCATGCGTGAGCGCGTCAAGACGAAGGGTCTTCGTAACTCTCTCCTGATGGCACCCATGCCCACGGCGTCCACCGCACAGATCCTGGGGAACAACGAGTGCTTCGAACCGTACACGACCAATATTTATCTCAGGCGCACACTCGCCGGTGAGTTCGTCGTGGTGAATAAACACCTCGTGAACGACCTGAAAAATGTGGGTCTCTGGTCGAAGGATATGAAAGATCTCATGGTTAAAGCCGGCGGGTCCATACAGAACATAACAGATATCCCGGATGATATTAAGAAACTTTACAAAACTGTATGGGAAATTAGTCAAAAGTGTATCATCGAGATGGCGGCGGACCGAGGTAAATTTATCGATCAATCTCAATCTATGAACCTCTTCATGGAGAGCCCGACCCTTTCGAAGCTATCGAGCATGCACATGTACGCGTGGAAGGCTGGACTCAAAACCGGTATGTATTACCTTCGTTCAAAGGCGAAGGCGCGACCCATCCAGTTCAGCTTAGAGCCGGATTGTGTGGCGTGCTCCGCTTAAAGTTTTGGGTCCTGGTATAAGTAAACAGGAACGATGGATAAGGCGGTCGAGAACCTCCAGATCAACGCGTACAACAACAAGCGCATCGTGCTCGCCACGAAGCAGGGTACGCCCATGCGGGTCCAATTTCCTCGCATGTATATGCCGTTCGGCGTGTCGGGGTTCGTCCCGGAGATCGGCCCGACCAAATACAACATCGATTTCGCCATCAAGGGGTTCGACGAGGAGGATAGTTACATGAACAGCTTTTACGAATCTATCCGAGCGCTCGAAAACAAAGTCATCGACGCTGTGGTCGATCAGAGCCAGGCGATCTTCGGGAACCCGATGACCAAGGAAGAGCTCCTCCCCATGTTTAATTCCAACGTGAAAGAAGCCCCCGGTCGCGAACCGAAGTTCCGCGTCAAGGTCGACACCACAGTTGACGACAGTATCAAGGCGAGCGTTTTCGACGCAGACAGGAACATCATGCGAGACGAGGTCCGGAGCGGTCTCTACGCAAGAAACAGTGGCCACGCGATGGTTGAACTCAACAGCGTGTATTTCTTGAACAGAAAGTTCGGTCTGACGTGGAAACTTAACCAACTCGTCGTCTACGAGCCGCAAAACCTGAAAGGTTTCCAGTTTAAGATTTAGATTGTTTTAACAGCAGGATACTATACACCTTCTGAGCCTCCTTAAGAAGTTTTCCCTTCACCTTGGTGAACTTCTTTGGGTCTAAACCCAACTTGACCTTGGCGATTTTCACAGAGTCTTGCCATTTAACGAGCGACATTCTTCCTTACTAGTACCCCTGAAAATTTTTCGTGCTCACATCATTTCCTTGAACTTCTTCCCCTTCGTCTTCTTCGCTTCGGTGCGGTAAGCCCTGAACCCATGATCCTTATCCTTCAGGGACTTCTTGGTCGCCTTGGAAGCCTTCTTGGACTTGATCCGGCCGTCCTTGCGCCCCCTGAAGAGATCCTTCTTCTTGAGACCGTCCTTACCCCAAGTAGTCTTTTCCGCTGTGCCGTGGAAAACTTCAGCGCGAGAACCGATCGTTTTAACGAAACCCATTTTATATTTACATTACGCGCGGAAAATATTTTTGATGTCGAGGATAGAAATCTTTTTCGCCGTCCTCCCCCCGGTCGGGATCTGGGTCTTGATCCTCTCGTCGTTCAAAACCTCCGAGCACACGATAGATTTGTGACCCTGGAGCGCCATCATCTCCTGCTCCACGCTGATGAATCTCGGACACTCTTTGTAAATCAATTTTTTGACGTGAACGGCATGGTTCTGACCCGTCCGATGGCTCCGACCGACGGCCTGGAGTTCAGTCGCGGGGTTCCACGCCGGTGCGGTGATGTACACCCGCGTTGCCTCCTGAAGATTTAGACCCTGACCGCCGCACCGGATCTGGATCAAAAAAATGGAACCCGGCGGGGAGGCTTTGAACGCCTCGATCTGCTGGACACGCGTTTCCTTCGATACCGACCCGTCGATCCTGAAAACGCCGCGAATTTTAGCCCTTATCTTGTTCCGTTCAGCCGCGTCGGGATCGGCATCCAGCCCGCATCCCAGTAGACTGTCATCAGAATTGTAACCGTCCAGTTCTTCCGGAACGACGGTGAGCTTCGACTGGATGTAGTTCATCTCACCCATGAACTGACAGAACACCAGTGCCTTTTCGCGCGGGTGCTCGTCCAAAAAGCCGAAAAGTGTCTCCATCTTATTCGACCGACCGGTCCACTTTTCGGGTTCGACGCCGTTCTTGCGCGCGACGCCGTCGTAATACATCTGCGGCCAGACCATCGCCTGCCTCGCCCTCAGTAAACACTCCACGATGACCATGTTCTTGTAACTCGAGGTGCATTCCCTGAACGCTTCCTGGATAGTGTTCTGCGCGTCCTGGAACACGAACTCGTACAGGCATTTCTCCTCCTCGAACATGTCCAGCTCGATGTTCTCGAACGTACACGGCGGGAGTCGCAACCGCTCGTTAATCGCGGCGAGATCTTCCTTGGTTCTTCTCAGTATGTAATCGTCCTTGATCTTGCGTTGTTCCGCGAGCACGAAATTCCGATCGAGACCGAGAAACGTGCACAGCGACACGAAATCCTCCATCGAGTTGAAAACCGGCGTTCCGGTGACGATCCACCGAATTTCCGTTTTCAGGAGACACGTGTTTTTGTAAATTTTCGACCGTTTATTCCTGATCTCATGGGCCTCGTCGAGGATAATTCGATCCCAACGTGGAAAATGGAGCGGCGTTTTCGCTTCCGGTTTGCGACCCTTGGAACTGAGCACGGAATACGGCGCGATCGTCACCGTCCGCTTTTCCCGGTCGACCAGGAGCTCTTCGTCGAGCTTGCGCTTAGGGCCGTCGAAGACCTGCACCGTTAAGCTGGGCGCGAACCGCTTGATTTCCTGGACCCATTGCGCGATGATCGATTTGGGTACGATGAGTAAAGTCCGCTGTTTCGGGTTAGCGAGCATTACCGTGATCAGCTGGACCGTCTTACCCAGCCCCATCTCATCGCATAAAAATCCACCTTTCGGTCCGTTGACGCGGTTTTCTTGTTTAAGCATCCATTGGACGCCGTCTCTTTGGTACGGTATAAATAATCTTCCATTTAATTCGGCGGTTCCTAATTTATACTGATCGTCAGTCATCTTCGTACGGGTCCTCGTCGGGTAATTCGAGAATTTCGCACGTGATCGGAGGCTTCTCTTTTTTCTTTCTAGGGGCTCGCTTAGGTTTCATTTCTTCATCCAAAATTTTCAATTCATCGATATGTTCCCGGTAATATATAACTCGGTCCCAAATTATCCGCATGATCGGTCGGTACTTTTCGAACCACGCGCGATCACGTTTCACGTTGACGACATCAAATTCTTCGGGGAGCGGCCAATTCGTTTCGGCCGGTTTATATTGAATAAAATCCGCCTCCTCGAGATCGAGGATCTCCATGCACAGCTGAAGTTGCGGCATGTAGTGTTCCGGCACCTCACCCGGTATGATCTTGCGCTGCGGCGGGCACTTGATCTCGACCAATTTTCCGCTCTCGGAGACACCGTCGGGGCTCCCGCCGAGCCAGGTGTGGACGGGGTGGGGGACCAAGCCAATCTCATGGACGACCTCTCCGTGTCGCTCTTCGTATATGATTCTGGCTTCGTCCTCGTATTTTTCGCCGTGTTTCGTCGCCGCGTTCCCCATGAACTTTTCGCCGAGGCCGCACTTTTTTAACAGGAGTTTATGGGGTGTTTCGTACGGGTTCTTGCCGATGGCGGTCGCCGCGTCCGACGCGGTCAACATGTGACCGCGCAGCTTGAGCCATTCTTCGGACTTTTGCGCGGCGTACTCGCGCTCGATCAGGGCTTTCACGTTGGGGTGCATCTTCTTACATTGTCATGCACTCTACTCTTTAACTAAAATCGTAACTCCGGTACGTGCTCAGTGCCTGAAAATAATTTCGCGCGGCATTTTGTTCCGCCTGCTTTTTCGACCGCGCCGCACCCCGAGCGAAAAATGAATTTTGGACGTAAATATCTATGTAGAAAATCCCCTCGTGGTGCCCCGAGACTCTGTAATCCGGCAGTTCCCAGTTGTTTACCTGACAATATCGCATGAGATGATCCTTGAAGTTATCGTCGATCATGATGGTTCCCATGTCGATGACGTCCGGATCCTGGTACAACCGAAGGATAAACTCTTTCGCGTGGATAAGACCGATATCCATATACAAGGCGCCGACGAGAGCCTCGAAAACATCCTCGAGGATTTTCACGTTCGTGTTCCAGTTATTGCGCATACCCTTCTCGTCCATGATGACGTACTTGCCCAGGCCCAGATGATTGGCTATGTGCGCCAGTGTTTCGCCACGAACGAGCTTGGTACGCGCCTTCGTGAGGAACCCTTCCTGTTTGTTTTCATACCGATCGAAGAGGTATTTTGTAATCACGAATCCGAGGACCGAATCGCCGATGAATTCTAGGGTTTCGAACGATTCGGTCAGGTGTTCATTTTCTTTCAACGCCGATTTATGAGTGAAAGCTCTTTGGTACAAGGATAGATTCTTAATCTTTGTACCAACAACTTGCTCGATTTGAGCTTTATCGATCATTTCTTATTAATACTATGTAACGTTATTTTTTTAAGCCTTCTTCACGTAGTGAGGGGAGAGGTACTTCTGGAGGTTGAGGTAGGTGACGACCACGCCTTCGGGCGGGGCGAGGAGTTCCTTGAGCTTGTCGTCCATGATGATCTGGCGGCCGTTCTCGGGGTGCTTGAGACCCTTTTCGGTGATGTACTTGTTGACGCTCTTCGTCACCTCGGAGCGGGAGACGAGTTCACCGTCGGGCAGTTCGAGGAAAGCGCGAAGCGCGGGGGTGATCTCCTGCTTGCGGTTGAAGCCGTTGTTCTCCGCGCGCTTCTTCGCCTTCTCGCCGTCGGGGTCATCCTGGGTGCTCCTGATCTTGCGAACCAGCTTGGCGAGGTTCTTAACATCGACGCGGAGGGCGGAAAGTTCGGTCTGAATGGATTCGAGGGACATCTTATACCTTTCTTAGACCCCTAATCTTTAAGTCAAAAATGAGCACGACACACATGCATATGAACACACGTAATATGTGGTTCATCGCGACGTCTCGGTCCATCGTCTTGAGAGGTTCTGTGTCGATGATGTCAGGTACGTCGATGTACCTGAACGGGGGTCTCGAACCGTCTGAGACGCACCCGCCTGCGCAGCAATCCTCCGGGCACCGCAACACCCGGTCCCCCCTGCGCACCCCGCAGAATTGGTTAGGGTTACCCCTGAGCTGGTAACATCTGCACTCGTCGATCACCGTGCAGACCATATTAATATATCCCAATATAATAATGGACGAAGTCATCTATTGCAAGTCCGCCAGGGACAGGTTCATACACGAACACCTATTCTTCAGGGACGCGAAGCTCAAGGAGTACTTCGATAAGGGTCTGCAGAAGAAGTTCAGGGCCCGGGTCAGGTCGAAGCACGCGTCAAAGACGTATGAAAAATTCATGTACGTCCTCATCACCGACAGCATACGGGATATCATCCTAAAAGCCGTGGGTGAAATCTCGAGTCACATGGCGACGAGCGGTGATCTGGTCATCTCCGGTGGTGAGGCTTTCAACATGTACGCGTGTAAGACTGACAGGGTCGTGACCAGTGACATAGACGCGAAGTTCGTCCCGCGCATGTCCGTGAGTCCCAAGTTTTTTGGTAAACTCCAGGGTACGAAACTGATCATGTGGGACAAAATCGGCCAGGTGGCGAAACGCCTCGACACTCAGGTCAAACGGCGAATCCAGTCCATGCGGCGCAAACACGCCAAGATCTTCAATTTCCTGGGTATAGGTTTCGAACCCAAGGGTCCGTGGGTGACGAGGCGGTTCGTCCTGATCAAGAAGAAAAAGATCCGGAAGGACGATACACCGAGCGCGGGTGACGTGTTCATCGACGTCGAGCTCTTCGCACTGGACTTGAACCGCGTCAAGTACCTCTCCACGAAGACGGGTAAGGTCGAAGGCAAGAGGATAGGCGGGATCCTAGACATCCCGTTCATGCGACCCAAGGAGTTCGGGTACGAGGTGGTCCTTTCGCGTCAGAGGGGTGTCAAGTATCGCAACCTGGACACCGGTAAGACGGTCACCGACAGGAAAGTTTTCATCGCCAGTAAGGAGTTTCTCGTTGAAGACATTTACCTCATGCACAAATTGAAATTGCGCCCGGAGAAGAAAGAGAAGGATCGCCAACGCCTGTTGAAACTCTCCAAGCTTTTCGTCAAGGGTGTGAAGAACGACGATTCGATCGAGGCTATTTTCAAACGCGTTCGCACTAAAATCACCAGGAGGCGACCGGCGACGAAAAAAGACGGCCGCGTGTCCATGCGCAAAGCCGCGAAGATCGACCCGTACAAGTACAAAAAGTACACGACGACCCCGTCGAAGGAACGGCTTTCGAGGCATTTCGTACACGGTCTGAGGACGACGTCCAGTGACGTCAAGGTCCGAGGGTACCGAAAGTCGTCGGGGAACAAGGAGTTCAATTTGAAAACGCTGAGATGGAAAAATGTGATCGACAACTCTTACGTGAAAAACGAGGTAAACCTCAGGCCGAAGAAGGGAAAGAAATTGCCAAAGAAAATCAACGTGCGCAGGACACTGTACGGTCACAAACCCAGGAGAAACAAGTGGGTGTCGAACGCGATCATAAACAAGGCGGCTGCCATCCCTTTCGTTGGCTTAAAAAGATGAGCCGTGGGTACAGTACAATAAGATGATTTTCGATACTATCAGCAAGAACGACGACGGCCTCCGCTTCGTGAAGGCTCGCAACGATACCAAACGCAAGGTACTCATCCAGCTCAACGGCGTCAAGATCTCCGATGTCGGTGATGAGATCTTCCTCGACCTCGTCTCGGACATCAACTCCGGGAAGGTGAGCATGATCGACACACAGAACGTCGACGCCGCGATCGAGCACTCGGCCGAATGGTTCGGCAAGGAATTGTCCGAGACTGTCATCAGGGCGGCGTACACTTCCAGCGCGTCGCCGGATAATAGGATCGAGTGCGAGCGCATCGACGCGACCAAGATTTTTGACGCCAAGCAGCAGGCGGTCGACATCGAATCTCTCCAGAAGGACAGGTCGTGCGACGTCATCCTCGAATTCTCGGGGATCTGGTTCGCCAAGAAAAATTTTGCCGCCACATGGAATCTCGTCCAGGTCAGGCTCCACCCCGAGCCGATCCTCGACACATACCCAGACGACTACGCTTTTGTCGATGACGAGGACCAGTAAAAAATAAATTGTTAATATATAACAAAGATGTTCAAGGGTCGTAACCAATCGATTATGATGTTGATCGCCGTGGCCGCACTCGTCTTCCTCCTCTGCAATCTCAACTCCAAATCTTCTTACACCATTTCCGAGCGCGAGTACGCGTCCATCGGTCCCTCCGTGGGTCCCGCCGCGGGTCCCTCTGCCGGCATGAGCCAGGGCACCGGCCTCGCCTCCTCTCTTCTCCCCCGTGAGATCGCCTCCGAGGAGGATTTCGGTCAGTTTGCCCCAGAGGACGTCCTCGCGGGTCAGAACTTCCTCGATCCCCGCCAGCAGATCGGTTTCCCCGAGACCGTCGGCGGCGCGCTTCGCAACGCCAACCAGCAGATCCGCAAGGACCCTCCTAACCCCAAGGAGCCCTTCGTGTGGAACAACTCCACCATCGTCCCTGATCTCATGCAGCGCGGTCTCTGCGCCTAACAACTTAAAGATTAGAGCGTAGTAGTAATCAAATGACTAACGTATCCAACGATCTCTCCGACACCGTCTCGAAGTTGGTGGAGCTCACCAAGCAACTTTCCGATGCGAAATCTGATATCAAGATCCTCAACCAGGAAGAGAAGCGGCTCAAGGAGCGCGTGAAGAAAGCCATGGTCGATCAGGGCATTGATACCATCAACCTCAGGAAAGGTAAAATCAACCTGCGCAAATCCGTGCGCAAGGGTACCATGAACAAGGAGGCCATCTCCGCCGGTCTCATGTCCTTCTTCTCCGGCGACGAGGCCAAGGTCGAAGGAGCTTTAAACGCCATCAAGGATAACCTGCAGACGAAGGAGTCGACGAGTCTCTCTCTGACAGGCATAAAAGAGAAGCCCCCTAAAGATGTATAATGGTGTGGAGTCAGTACGTGTGGGAGGCCAACACCGGATTAGACGCTGACGGCAGTGACGAAGATGTCTCCCGCGAAGACGCTCCTCTGAATATCGAAGATTGGGAAGTCGAATACTCAGATGAACTCACTCGAATGTGGCATACCATTGAACTTCTCCTTTACGACGCAGGAATCCATCACTCAGGACGGTTCGTGGATTTCGTGGAGTTTTGTCACATGGAACACGACGCCGATACTGTACCGCGGGTGACGTGGGAGTATCAGGAGCAGACGGCGTGGTTCGAAGAGAGACTCGCGCACGTGTGGAAACATGTCAGGCGCGTGGTCGACGACAACGGTCTGCACGAGAGGGTGATGCGAGGGGCGACGTTTAATAGCTTTCTAAACCTGTGTAAAAATTATATGGATGTATATTAAATGTTACCGAACCTCACCGCTCAACGCGTCGCCATCCCAGCCGCTCTTTTTTTAACGCTCAGCCCCGGTGTTCTCATCACGACCAACGGGGAAAAGCTTTCGTTCGCAAACCAAAAGACGAACACGCACGCGGTGTTTTTCCACGCACTCGTGTTCTTTGTCGTGTACAGCATGATCGCGAAGGCCATGGGCCTCGTCCTGACCAAGACCGATCTCCTCGTCAGCACGTCTCTGTTCCTGGTGCTCAGCCCCGGTGCTCTCCTTACTTTACCGCCGGGGAGCAAGGGTGTGTTCCAGTCGGGGCAGACGAGTGTGACTTCCGCACTCACCCACTCGATCGTCTACGCGATCGTCTTCGCGCTTTTGCGTCGTCAATTTCCTCAGTTCTACTAGGTAGGAGGCAGATGAAATATCTCGTGTTGGGGCCGGCGTGCATGGGTATATTCTCCATGATCGGCCGTCTCAAGGCGATGGAATCCGATCTCGTGGACGTCAAGGAGATATCCGGGTCGTCCGCCGGGTCGATCCTGGCTCTATTTCTGGCGGTCGGGATGTCGGTGGACGAAATATTTGAAATCGCGCTCTCCACCAACATCGCCGACTTTTTCAAAATTAAGTTGAGTTCGTTTTTCGCCAAGTTCGGGTTCGTCGATATGCACCCCATACGTAAGAAGTTGGTCGAGATCTGTCGATCCGATCCGACATTCGCCGAGGTCGAGATGAAGATTTACGTCTCCGCGTTTTGTCTCAACTCCTCGGAGACGGTGTATTTTTCGAGGGACACACACCCGGATATGAAGGTGATCGATGCGGTGTGCATGAGCATGGCGGTTCCGTTCATATTCTCGTGCGGGAAGTACGCGGGGAAGACGTACGTGGACGGCGGGACCAAGGAGGAGTACCCCCTGACCCCGTTCCTGGATAAGAAACCCCACGAGATCACGTGCATGAAAATAACCACCAACCAAATTTACCAGGATGACATCGAGACGCCCAGGGAATTCGTGGAATCACTCGTCAGGTCCGCGCTTTCGAATCGGGTGTGCTACGACAGACCGATCAAGGAGATCGACATCAAATTAGGAGATGTAAACATCTTCGACTTTACCATGACGTACGAGGAAAAGATTAAATTATACAACATAGGGTACTCGACCTGATACTTTTTTTGTCAGTTTATACTATATGGATGCATGCGATCCCGACGCCGACATCAATAGTCTCCGGGAGCTGATTAAGCTCAACACGGGTAAGAACCTTAGACTGACAAAGGAACAGATATGCGCGGTGCGCAAAAATATTCAGGCTGGGCGGTTACCCTTACCGCCGATGCTACTCAACCGGTCGCGGAAATACATGACCGATCGTAAAAGTCCCCTGACGGCGAGGGATTTCGAACGTCTCTTCGACGAAGACACGACCCTTCCCAGGATCCAGAGGATCGCCCGGAAACTGGACAAGAACCTGAAAGTCGACGACAGGTCCAAGGCTGATTTGGTCGATGCGATCAAGACCAGGTTGAAGAGACTGAAGATCGCCGAGCCCGTCAAGATTACCAAGAAGCGTATTTTGGCCGCTAAGGCGGTCGCCGAGAACAAGGGGTTCTTCAGCGGTGTGATCAACAGGTTCACCACGCCTGATAAGAAAAACAACTCGGCGAACTCGACCGACACGGCGGTGAAGAAGAACAACAACAACTCGGGAAATAGCGGCAACAACAACAACAAGGGAAACCGCACCCCGGGAAACAACAACAACAACGCGAACCGCAACCGCAACCTGGGAAACAACAACGCGAACCGTAACCGCAACCTGGGCAACAACAACGCGAACCGTAACCGCAACCTGGGCAACAACAACGCGAATCGCAACCGCAACCGCAACTTTGGAAACAACCGCAACCGCAACCTGGGCGGCGGGAATCGGGGCGGTGTGAGGTTTCCCAAGGGAAGTATTTTCAAGGGCCGACCGAAACCCGGTTTTTTGAGGGGAGAAGGGAGGAGGAGGAACTACAACAACATGAACCGCGGAGAAGGTCGTCGCAATAACTTCAACAACATGAACCGCGGAGGTCGCAACAACTTTAACAACCGACCCGCGCGTCCTCGGGAGAGGCTCGGTCGGGTCATGCCCCGGAACGCACCCCGTTTCATGCGAAACCGCGGTGGCGGTGGCGGTGGTGGCGGTGGCGGCGGTGGCAGGGGCCTACTGAACATGTTCCGCTCCAACAAGCAAAATAGGAGGACCCCGCCGACTTCGGGCAACTTCGTCAAGGCGAATAGCGCGAAAAAGTGTAAGTCAGGGTACGTCTTCAAACAGGGTGACCAGGGGTTAGGATGTTACAAGTACACGAACAAGAATGACAAAAACTTTTTCCCCGCCAAGTCGAATAAAGCGTGCCGAAAGCGTGAATTCTATAAACTGGGAATGTTAAGTAGGTCGTGTAAGAAGCCGGGCTACGTTTTGAGGGAAAATGGTGATAGGGGAAAAGGGTGTTACGGTCCGAAGTACATCTTCGGCATGACGAACAAGGGTTTGGGGTGTACGATCAACAAGGGCGGTTTGATCAATCAGCCGCGAAACCTAGCATTCGCGAACAAACCCGATTTCATCGGGAATGCGAATGAGATAAAAAAGCTCCAGGAAAATCTTAGAAAATACCCTGGAAGCAAAGACGTTAAGGCGAGACTGAACGCAATGACGGAAAGGGGTGCGAATATAAACAAACTAAAGGAAAAGCTTCAGACTAACCTAACCCTTTCAAATGACGAAAAGACGAAACTGAAGGCGGACTTGAAGGCAATAGAAAACGCATTAACACGGAACAAATTACATGGAAAAAATTACGAGTACAAAGCCAACGGGAATAAGGGTCCAGGATTTTATAAGAAGGCGAAGAGCACGAAGAATGCCGCGGTCGGAACGAGGAATGCCGTCGCGGGACCCAGTCGCCGCAACCGAAACAACCGAAACAACCGCGGCCGCGGTGGGATCCAGATCCAGATCGGAGGTGGAGGCGGTGGCGGTGGTGGTGGCGGTGGCGGTGGCGGTGGCGGTGGCGGTGGTGGTGGCGGTGGTGGTGGCGGGAACGGCGGGAACACCGCGAAGTTACAGAAAAAGCTGGACAATACACAAAACAAACTGGAGCAAGCCAGGGCGATATACAATCAAGCTAGAAAAACGCTGGAGAAGGGTTCCGCGGAGAACAGGAAAAAAGCGCAGGCGGAGGTGAATAAGGCGAAAAAGAATTTGGAGAATGCGAAGCAGTCAAATTCTAACGCCAGGATAGAATTAGAGAAACAAAAGGGTAAGAAAATAGCGGCGAGAGCTCAGCTGAATACTGAAGTCGAGGCGCGAAGGGCGAATAGGGCGCAGGCCACGATGTTAATCGGGAACCTTGAGCGACAACTCGCCAACAAAACTGGTTTGTCCGCGCAGGAGAAAAAGAATCTGGAAAATAAATTGAAAGCGGCTCAAGCGGAAAAGGCGGAGGCGACTCAGGCAATCGCCAACAAGAACGTCGAGTTACAAGAAAAGAACGCGCAGATTATCGGCGCGAATAGAAACGCCAAACGGAACCAGGAAGCACTGAAACTGCGAAACGCGAAACTGAAAAATGCGAACGCGAAACTGAAAAATGCGAACGCGAAACTGAAAAATGCGAATGAGGCTAAGACCACAGCGGTCGCGAACCTCGCCGAGCAAAAGAAGCAGGTGAATAACCTTAAGCAACAACTCACCAACAAAAACGTGTCCGCGCAGGAGAAAAGGAATCTGGAAAATAAATTGAAAGCGGCTCAAGCGGAAAAGGCGGAGGCGAATCAGGCAATCGCCGCGGCAATTGCGGCTAAGACCAAGGCGAACGCGAATAAGGCCAACGCGAACGCGGCTAAGAACGCGGCGGTCGCGAACAGGAACGCAGCGCGCGATAACAGAAACAGTATTATAGCAGAACAAGAAATTATGGCAGGTAAGGCCCGCGAAAAAAATAGGCAAATCAGTGAATTAACACGAAACGGGCAAAACGCGAACGTGCAGAGAAGATTAGCTGCAGAGCAACTCGAAAAAGAAAAAGAAGAGCTAGCTGAAGTGCGAGCTGAACTTGAAGCAGCGAGAAAAAGAAACGGTGTGACCCGAGCGGAGATGATTCTACTTCGAGAGAAGTTAAGTAAATCTGAGAAAAATGTCAAGAATGCCGAGAAGGCGGTGCCTTTCTCGCCAACAATACCGAAAAAGGCGGTGTCACCGACGAATGTCAATATCCAAATCAGCAGCAACAGCAACAGCAACAACAACAAACGAAACAATGGGAAAAGTAGGAAGAACTCGTCACCTGCTGCGACGTCAAACTCACCCACCGCTTCCACCGGGACAAAAAACGTAGCGAAGCCGGTCACGATGAGAAACACATCAACCGGGAAGAACGTAATCAGACTGCCTCCCATCGGAAAGAAGGCGGCCGAAACACTACCGGCACCGAATGGGTCCGGTAAGCCGGCATTCCCAACGAAAAATTCCTTCGCGAGCATACTTAAAAAAGCTGCTCCTGCAGCTGCCGTAGTCAAGCCGAAAAAACCATCAAGGACAGGGAACCCCTTAAATAAAAACAAGTATAGGAAAATGTTTCCGCCGCAGAATTTTAGGTTTAGGAAGCCGAATAACAACGGAAACGGAAACAACAAAAGCCCTGGAAACTGGCAAAACGTCGGGAAAAAGGGATCCAAGCAGAGGAAAGCGACCAGTAAAGAGCAGAGGATGTCCAATCTTTCGAGGAATGCTGCGAAGAATGCAGCAGCTGCGAAGAATGCAGCAGCAGCGGGGCCTTTCGCAGCAAAACTGCCGAACGCAGCGGCGGGGGTCAACAAGCCAGCAGGGGCGGCCAGCAAGCCAGCGGTGGCGGCCAGCAGTGCGAATGCGGGATTAACTCGGGAACAAGAGCTCGCGGTCCAGGAGGGGCTAAAGCTGTCAGCGGCCAACAGGGCGGCGAGGAACAAGGCAAAGCTGGCGGAGGCTAACAAGGCAAAGCTGGCCGCAAGGCAGGCAAAGGTCAATGCGAAGGCTAAGAAGGCAGCCGCCGCTGAGAAGGAGGCAGCCAACGCCGAGAAGGCAAAGAAGGAGAAGGAGGCAGCCAACGCCGAGAAGGCAAAGAAGGAGAAGGAGGCAGCCAACGCCGCTAAGAAGGCGAATGCGAAGGCGAAGAATGAGGCCGACGGGCTTCAAAAGGAGAAGAATGAGCTAACCAAAAGGGCCAAAGAATATTTTGGTGGACCATTCGGAATTGGTGATTGGAACAAGGCAATAAAGAATGCTAATAAGACTGAAATCATAAGATTAAGACGCCTGATGAAAAACAAGAAGAAATATCATAACATGATTCAGAAAATTGAAGGGGATAGGTTTCCGTTAACAAAGAAACAAATACACTTGAAAAATGTTTGGAAACTGGGTGAAACTGTCGCCGATCGTAAAGCATTGGTAATAGAAAACATGAAAAAAAGGCAGGAAACAATCGCAGGAAAAAGGGATAGGTCGCGTAGCCGATCAAAGTCACCTGCAAAGCCGGATGCGAAGAAAAAGGCCGTGAACGCGGCGCTGAAGAAGATCAACGCTAAAGCAGAAAATGTGAATACGAGTGCACCTATGCAGACCCGTGCAGGAACTGTCGCGGCAGCGAAACCGGCAGGCCGATCAAAGTCACCTGCAAAGCCGCCGGATGCGAAGAAAAAGGCCGTGAACGCGGCGCTGAAGAAGATCAACGCTAAAGCAGAAAATGTGAATACGAGTGCACCTATGCAGACCCGTGCAGGAACTGTCGCGGCAGCGAAACCGGCAGGCCGATCAAAGTCACCTGCAAAGCCGCCGGATGCGAAGAAAAAAGCCGTGAACGCGGCGCTGAAGAAGATCAACGCTAAAGCAGAAAATGTGAATACGAGTGCACCTATGCAGACCCGTGCAGGAACTGTCGCGGCGCAGCAGAAGGGCTACATGGGAACCACCGTATCGTCAAGGTCGAAATCACGTAACCGGGCATCGTCAGGATCGAGGGCATCGTCAGGATCGAGCAGCAACAGCAACAGCAACAACAACAAACAAACTGCCGAGATGCGGACAGGCCGATCACCTAGAAAAAAGCAGGCAACTGATGCCAAGCCGACAGGGGGGCCAGCACGGAAAGTTGGAGGTGTGAGAAGGAAGCAGAAGAGCAGGTCGGCGTCGAGATCGAAATCGAAACCCCCTGCTGCACCGGCAGGGGCACAGGGTGTGCGAAGGAGTTCGCGAGTAAGGAATCAGAAGAAGAAGGGTGGTAAGAAATAGACCAATTTTGTAATATAAAAATCTAACTAAGTTAAAGGGTTCGACCGCTCTTTACCTTAGATGGATGCGGTGTGCGGGGTGTGCTGCGAAAATTTCAGTAAGTCAGCTCGAAAAAGCGTGACGTGTTCGCACTGCGACTTCGTCGCGTGTAAGCGCTGCTGTCAGACGTACATGCTGGGCACGGCGAAAGATCCACACTGTATGAACTGTAACACGGTATGGGACCGCGAGTTCGTGGACACGTTCTGTACCAAACACTTCCGGAACACAGAGTACAGACGACACCGCGAGAACGTCCTCTTCGAGCGCGAAAAGTTACTCATGCCCGAGACGCAACCCCAGGTGGAACGGATCCTCGGTATGAGGAAACTCAACGCCGTGCTCAGAGCGCACAAACAGAGGTTGGTCCAACTGCACACCGAAATCCTGCGCACCGGGCAGGATATCCGCGACCACCCCGAGCTGGTCACCATCTACCGCCACATGGAGACCATCTATAACCACCTCGAGACTTTACGCCAGGGTGTCAACTCGACGGTCGTCGAACCCAGGAAGTTCATCCATAAGTGTCCGACGGAAGAGTGTAAGGGTTTCCTCGCCGAAAACCTGTACTGCGGCATGTGTAACAAATATTACTGCGACAAGTGTAACGACGTCAAGGAAGACGGCCACGTGTGTAACCCCGACGTCGTCAAGACGATGGAACTCATACGCAGGGACAGTAAACCCTGCCCGAAATGCGGACAGATGATCCACCGGACGGACGGGTGCGCGCAGATGTGGTGTACCGCGTGCCACTGCCCGTTCGATTGGCGCACGGGTGAGATCGAAACGGGGAGGGTCCATAACCCGCACTTCGTGGAGTACAAGCGCAAAAGCATGTACTTGGGTCGAGAACACGGAGACATACCGTGCGGCGGGATTCCTTCGTTCAGGGAACTTCGGGAGAAGCGAGCGTCCACCAAAATCCTTCAGTACGCCATAGTCATCTACGAGACGGAACGTCTCAACACCTTCCTGGACCTGCGCCCGGCCGATAACCTCAGTTTCCGTGTAGGGTACATGCTCAACGATATCCCCGAGGAAGATTTCAAATCAGTTCTCCAGAGACAGGAAAAGTTTACCGATCGCGTCAGGGACATTTCGCACATATACGAGATGATCATTCACGCGGGCGGGGATATTTTACGGCAGTACCTACTAGACGACGAAGGGGATGAGGAGGAGTACCTCACCATGTTACAGGGTGTGGTCGATTACAGTAACGAGATCTTCGCCAATATTCGTAAGCGGTACAGTTGCAGACTCCCGAAGAATATAATTTTATAGGTAAAGTGTAGATGGTGCTCTGGGTTCTGCTCGTCCTGCTCCTGTGTGCCTTGGTCCCGAGGTACCCCACACCCACGGTCGTCCGGGGTTTCATCACCCCCGAGGAGCGTGCGCATATCATGAAACAGGCGAAAGATCGCCTCACTGATTCGCTCGTGGATACGGACGGTAGGGTCGATAAGGAGATGCGGTTCAGTCAAACCGCGTGGCTCCCGAAAGACGATCCGGTGGTTCAGTCCGTGATGGAACGGTGCGTCTCGCGCGTCGGTAAGACGATCGACCATTGCGAACAGTTACAGGTTCTTCGGTACGGCGAGGGCGGGCACTACAGGCCCCACCAGGATGTGCTCGAAGGTGACAAAAACAAAAGGGTGTACACCTTCATACTCGCCTTGACCGACGAGTATGAAGGGGGGGAGACCGAGTTTCCGAATATCGGTCGATCGTTTAAGCTTCGAGCGGGTGACGCGCTCTTTTTCAACACCCTCGATACCATGGGGTTAGACACGGAACTCGCTCTTCACGGGGGCAAACCCGTGAAGGCGGGTGAAAAGTGGATCTCGAACGTGTGGATCAGGCAATCTCGTGTTTGACCTTCTCGCGGTTCGCCATGTGAAGCGCCTCGACCTCAGATTTGTTTTGGGCCGCGTATGGAACCGCGTAGAAGTTATCACACATCCACTTATTGACGTTCGTCCAAACGTCGTCCTCGCAGACCCAAACCTCTGCGAGGACGCGTCCGAATTTCCCGCGCGAATCTGCCTCTGGGCATCGCAACTCGATCTCGATATCGTCCTTTTCGGAGGCGACCGCCTTCATGACCCATTCCTTGAGCTTCTTCTTAGAAAGGAGGCCGAACTTCTTCTCCTCCTTATCACTGGTGCGGCTCTCGGGCGTATCGATACCCAAGAGTCGGACTCTCTGCTGGGTGGAGACATCAAACCCTAGGTCAATGTTCACGTCGATCGTGTCTCCGTCGACAACCTTCGCGAGGGAAGAGACGCGGTACTTGAAGTTGCATGGTTCGACGTCGTAAGAAGACATACTGTACCACGAACGTTTCTCGTCTTTAAGCGGTATCGATATCGATTCGCACGATCGGCGGGTCCTCGTCGTAGGTGAAATACCGCGCGGTCATCCCGAACGTGTCCCGCAAAATAGGGTTCAAATCCTGGTTGATGAGTTCTTTCCACGTGTCCATTTCCGTGTGAAAATATTCCAACTTTTCTTCGCTGAAGACTAATTTACGCACCTCGCGCCGCGCCCTAAATTTGGTCATCGTTCTTTCCACTGCTTCCGGGGAAGGACACCGACCCTGTTCGGCGGAATCGATCATATCGATCACGTGGTACCCGTGTGCGTCACAGATTATGTTTACCTGCATTTTTGGGTAATGCTCTATGAACACACGAAAATCGGATTTGCTCGGTAAGGTGACGAACACTTTGTGCGCGCCCCGGTTCGGCATGGAGACGCACGGGTGCGTGTGGAACGAAACGAGCGAAGGCCAGACCTCATTGACCGCCTCGAGTTTTACTCTGCCCCGATCCCGTGAGGTCGCGTAGGTCAGGTCTGACCCGTCGAGTCGCATGTTTCCCGCGTATTCCCATCTTTTCTTACACGACAGATCGCTGACTTCTTTTAGATTTTTAACCAGCTTGCGCGGGATCTGAACATGTTTTTTGAGAAAGGCTCGGGTGTTCATGCTACCGTATCCGAAGAATATAAACCTAAGCAAAGGTCAGCACAGGTTTTCACGGAAATAATGGACGTCGAAAAGATGGTCGAAGAGATATACGCCGAACTGGGCCCGGGCCACAGCGAGCGCGTATATCACAACGCCGCGGAGGTATACCTTCGGGAGAAGAAAGTCCCGTACGAAAGTGAACGGCACATACACGTGGTCTTTCGCGGTCACATCGTCGGTGACCTCCGAGCGGATATAATTATTGACGGTCGAATCATCCTCGAACTCAAGGCTGTCCAGACCTTGGGGAAAGGGGTGGAGTGTCAGGCTCAAAAATATCTTGACTTGACAGGACTGAGGTTGGCGTTCCTGGTGAACTTTCCACCTCTTCCTGATCGGTCGGTGGAGATCCGAAAGATTGAGCGAGGACCATCAGAGGAAGAACTCGAGCGAGATTTCGGTAGAATTCTCGACCATCATCGTACTGTGTCCGCGGATTTAACACGGCTGCTTCGAGAAGCTCCTGGGCCTGATGGACATGCCAGTTTGCCTGATCTAGACAGTACTGCACAGCAGGGTCTGGGCATGATACACCGTTGAAGTGCGGTGCGACATAGCTGTCCAGGTTATACAGGAGGGTCAGGGCTCGCTCTTCGGCTTCGATCATAGTTACCCAGTCATCGCGTGTTTTTTTTAAGTCGTTTTGAAAATCAATTTGACTTTTTTACCGATGAATTGAAAAAGTATTTACCGAAAATAAAATTAGTTTTGAAATATGAAATGACTTTTTTTACCCCATGGGAAAAAAGTTTCTCTCGCGTGGGAAAGTAATTTTGAAAATCAATTTGACTTTTTTACCGATGAATTGAAAAAGTATCTGCCGAAAATAAAATTAGTTTTGAAATGTGAAATGACTTTTTTTACCCCATGGGAAAAAAGTTTCTCTCGCGTGGGAAAGTAATTTTAAAAATCAATTTGACTTTTTTACCGATGAATTGAAAAAGTATCTGCCGAAAATAAAATTAGTTTTAAAAATCAATTTGACTTTTTTACCGATGAATTGAAAAAGTATCTGCCGAAATTAAAATTAAAATATTTTGTACTAGTAAAATGTTTGCACTAAAACCCGTGATCGGTGCCCGCCCGGTGAAGAAGGAAATGAACCCTGTAAAAAAGTTCATCATGGAAAAGTTCAAGATCAAAGAGATCGATTACAAAAAATTCAACAAGGAAAATAAGTGGGCCATTCGTCCGAAGAAAAAGGGTAATAAAGAATAATCGCGTTCCTATGTCAAAGATGTCGTTCTCACTCACCCGTGTTACCCCCGTGCGTACTGTCAAAACCCGCGTGTTCACCGACCCGACGCAATACGATACAGAAATCAATGCGGCTCGCGGGTTCAGTAAACCCAGCCATAGTTTCGACACCCGTGTCGCCGCGACCAAGGTGGCCTTGAAACGGGTTCCTCAACTCAACGTGACTGAAACGGAAGTCATCGAGGCGCAGAATTTCTGGGCGCAATCTATCGTAGATATTTCTAACTCTTTTCTCACTGGTGGTGATTACGTGAGTCTCGCGGGTGAGCGCGCGGGTGAGTTGTACGGGTACGATCACTCTAACGTACTCTTCAAACCCACCAAAGCTGCGCAACAGCAGTTCCGACCCACCGCCGGCGGTGCCATGTCCTACTTCGTGGGTCACGACGCCGTGATTAGCGGGTACAAAGAAGATCAAGGCTTCGCCATCAACGCCAAGAAGGGCTTCAGCGCGGTCGTCTTCGATAATCACCAAATTGACTGTCACGGCGACGTGGCACACGCCATGGGTACCTACGAGTTCACGTGCGCCACAACCGGTGAGATTTCAGAGGTTGAATATACATTCGGCTACAAACGCAACGACGACGGGAAGGTCCGTATCTGCCTGCATCACTCGTCCATCCCGTACGAGTCGGGTAATAAGACGTCTCACGTGAAACGGGTAAAATCACACGTGAAGCGTACGATCCTGGTCGACCCAGACCAATACGACCCTGCGGAGAACGAAATTCGCCACGTCAGACAGTAGGAATATACTCCCACTGAAGTTGGGACGTTATCTTAGACCAGATGACATCTTGTTGGTACAACTTCTCTTTAGACTTGAGAAGTGGAAAGTATTGGAGAAATTCATCTTCACCTAAAAGCTCACACATTTTGTACAAAACGTACGAGTAACTTAAAAAGTTTTTTCGATCCGCCGGACAGTTGTCATCGAAAGGTTTCTGAATATCCTTGAACATCATACGTAACGTCTCTTCGAGTTCTTGCGACATGCTCGGGGGTTTGATCCCGTTGAGGATATTGGTGATGAACGGGACGTGCTCGTAGAACTTGTTGAGCCGCAGCTTCTTGAGGAGCGATCGGATTCTAGCGTGGGTGATTTCCTCGAGATTTTTAATTTTCATTTTTTTGAGTTCCGATCGGAGTTGCTCGATGACCTCGTCCGGTATGTTCGTCATTTCCTGTGCCTGGAACTGGCTCAGCCACTCGTTGAAGTGATTCTCCCTCTTGTACGAGTAGTTGATGATCTTTTCGGACGTCTCCTGTTCCTCGCGGTAGGTCAACTCTTCACTGATCAACGTCGTAACCACCGCACCGCAATTCTGACACGTGAGGTCACTGGTTTCCGGGAAGTGTACCAGGTTTCCGTCCTCCCCGCAGTTCGGACACTCGTCCATCAACCACCGCGTCGGTCTAGATATGTTTTGCTTTTCCACCTCGACGAGATAATCCCTGAAAATATCTTTGCGTTTGAGACCGACGGTTTCCTTGACGTTGAAAACGTTGTCGGTGTTTGTATTCTCACCTGTCTCGTCTATGTACTGGTTCATGTACGGCATGCACTGAATGATGTACTCGCTCATTTCACGTTCGTGGCGCCGTTTGTTTTCGGGGTCCGTCTCCATGAGGTCCTTCCACTCCCTGACACGATTGTTGTACCTACTTAAAAAGTTGCCCTCCATATCTTGTAAAGAGATGCTGCTCAATCTTTTAAGTAACCTCATATGCTTCTTCAAAAAAATAACCACACCGAGAGACTACTCCGTGGTCAACGAGGAGCTCGAATACTCGGTTGACTACGACATGCGGTACAGAATCGAAGACGATTTCTGGAAGGGGGAAAGTAAGGATTGGGACGGGATCCTGGAAAACTTCCACGCGGACGTCACCGGTTTGGATTTCAGGTACACCGCCATCCCGGAAAACGTCTCGTCGATCATCCTCCGGATCAAATACTTTTTCAACGGCCGCCTGTATTCGGTCGTGACCAACGACCTCAACTACGTCCCGGGTGAAAAAGCGGACGCACCCATGTGTTTTCACATCCCTTTGAGTAGTGCATGGATCGTCGATCACGGAGATAAACCGATGGTGAACATCACTGAAAAGGTGAAAAGGTACGCCGGGCCGAGGGGCGATTTCCACGGCGAGAAGGTCCCCCTCGGGGACTTTCTGTACTACGACAACGAACACTTGAAGAATAAATTCCCGAAGATTATATTAAACGGACTCGGTATGAAAAAAGCCGTGTCGACGCTCGATGGCTTCACTACGGATCTTCTGATACCTTAGTCGCGAGGTAGAACTTGAGCTCGCCCAGATTCGCGACGTTATATTTTAATATGAGAAACCTGTTCCCAGTTTCCTGAATGATCTGCACACTCGCGCACATACTCGTCGCCTTGGTGAATATGTTGAGATACTTCAAACTATACAGACCGGAGATGGTGGGCGAATCTTCCACGCACTCGATGAATGTTTCCTGGTTGGCGAAATCTCCCTCACACTTGAACTTGATCCCCTTTCCGGATCGGACGATCTCGATGTAATTTCCGATGTTAGACATGTCCCTGCACAGCCGCTGAAAGTCGACGGAGGGAAGTGTCGTGATCGTCGTCATGTCTATGTCAGGGACCTCGATGCGACTTTCGTTTATGTCGAGGAGCTTGAGCTGGAACTTCGTGTTGGTCTTCTTGATCTCACTGGAGATTTCGATGTTCATGTACTCCTTACAGTTGATCTCGATCCGGAGGACGTCGTTGTTCGTTATGGTTTTGAGGAGTTTGAACGTGTTGGAAATATTGATTCCCGCGATGACCTCATCTTGGTCACACTCGTACTCCTCGAAGTTATCGGCGGAGAGGTAGATATCGACGAGACTCGTGCGCGCCGTGTCTAGTGTCACGATGTACATGCCATCCTTTCGGAAAAAGACATTCACATCGTTCAAAATGTCTTTCAACACCTCGAAGGTTGACTTGAAAGCCGCCGCCTGAATCGTCACGAGCTTCATCTGTGATAGATTCGCCTCACATCTTTAAATCAGTGTACGGTTGGCCCTTGTTCACGTCCTTGCTGATCTTTTCCTCCAACTCCTTCGTCATCGGGGGCTGGAGCGCCTTGCCGTAATCGTCCAATGCGAACATGTGCGCGTTGTCACCCCTGCCGTCCAGTGAAGCCATTCCACATCCCATACCTCCGATCAGGGAGTGTGTGATCTCCTTCGCCGGGAGGAGGGATTCCAACCAGTTTTTGATCTCGTTCCCGACGAGGATCTTACCGTTCTGTGTGAGCATCGTGGGGACGCGAGTAATTTTATTCTTGTAACTGGAGGGGATCCCCTGCGTGTTGATGTTGTGATACTGCACCAACTGCTTGAGCTGCTGATGCTGTTTGACGTATTCGATTATATCCATTGAAAATTTACACCTCGGGGAGTAAATAAGGAGGGACATCTATTATGTCACGAGGTAATATTCGAAAAAAAATTAACGCATACTAGTAATATGAACTACCTCGTCGCGTTTCTATTGTTGGTTGTCGTCTATATGTTGACGAATGAAAACGAGAGCTACGGTTTCTCAGGGTACACAGTCCCGCGCGAGACCCAGTTGATGGACCCGTTCCCGAACCTCATCGGTTTCGAAGAGGTCAAGAACGACGCGACTGCCGACCTGATGGAGAGCGTCGTGTTACTGACGAACAAGGAGATTCACAAGCGCACTGGCATATCGAACTACATCATCGAGACGACCTCGATGAAAAAGTACCGGAAACAGAAAGAGGAGCCCGCGACCGTGTACGAGTGCAGATTCATGACGGTCAAGAAGAACGGGTTCTCGTTCGGCTTTTCCGTGGTGGTGTGGTTCATCGTGGAGGAACAAAAACCGATCAGGCTCCTGGCGATTCGGTCGCAGCCCATCGGGTTCCAACCCGCGGATCAACCGAGTGATAGATCCATGGGCAAGGAATTTCTTGACTACAAGGTCGTCAAGGAGAACCACGTCCCGAACAGGGGCGATTTCGACGCGTCCGTGTCTAAATTCAGGGATCCGAGCGCGCAGTTCGACAGGCCGTACATTCCCGAACCGGCGCCCGTACCACCCGAGGCGAAGGCTAGGTCTGATTTACAGGAGCTGAGCGACGAGGTCGAGACGGGTGTGAACACCGCGAGGAGCGACACGAACAATTTCTTGCGGGGCCTCGAGAACGACCCAGCGCTGATCAGAGGTCTCAAGAATATCGAACGTGGGTTGGAATCAGTTAAAAATAATTTACGGTAATGATAGGTATGCTCAGCATCGCTGACGTGTCGAAGATCGACGACAGAAGGAAACAAATCAGGAAAGAGATTTATACCAAAATATACGATCAGTTCGTCTCCAAGATCAAGCAGACTGGGGAGCTGGGTTGTAAACAGATCTTTCTGTCCGTGCCCAGCTTCGTCGTGGGGTACCCGACGTTCGACCGCAACCAGGCTGCGAAGTACATCGCGCGACAGTTTTTGCGCGGGGGGTTCAGTGTCCAGATGATCACCCCGGTCGAGTTGTACGTGACGTGGTACACCCCGAGGAAGAAAAGGGAACGCCGAGAAGAGGAAGAGGAGGTGGAGTTTCCGACGTTGATGAATCTGAAGAAGATGGCGAATAAGTACAGGGGAAACGCGTAAGGTTGGAGGTTTAATTATATGATCCAAGTATATAATGACTGACAACCTCAGTATCCTCACCGATGCGAAGCGCGAGTACATGTGCCAACTCTGCCTCGTGATGTGCCCCGCCATGATCGAGACGTTCCAGGAGCTCTACAACGAATCCATCAAGAATTCCAAGGGTAAGCAGGTTCTCATCATGTTCCAGAAGCTCCTGAAGGAGGTCCCGAACTGGTCCAACGCCATGAGCAAGCGACACGCGGACAACATCACCGACCGCTGTTCTTGGTACGGCGACCTCCTCGCGGCGGTCTTTGTGGCGTGCACCAAGATCCTCTCGGCGGTTCGCCTCAAGGCGGATAACAAGAAGATCTCGCTCAAGTTACCCACTGAGGAGGTGTTCATCCAGACCTGCTACAACAACGCCGCGCGCGATCTCTATAAGGATCCGTACATCTTCAACGAAGAGCAGTCCGAGTACGTTCGCGACGATACCCTCACAGCTCGTTTCAGCGTCGTCATCGAGACCACGGTCAAGGAGCTCATCCCGGTGCAGCAGATTCTCCAGACATACATGTCCCAGGAGACGCGCGATATTTCTCTCGATGGAGAGGTGGAAGACAGTCAAGATCCTGAGATAATGGACATGGGAGACGGAGAATTACCGGAGGAAAACGAGGCTGTCGAAGAGGAGAAGCCGGAGGGCGAGGCCGATGCCGAGGGTGAGGCTGCCGCCGAGGGTGATGCTGCACAGGAGGACCCGTGCCTTCCGGAGCCCCAGCTGACCGGACTCGAAAACGAGTTCAAGACAGTTCCCGGTGTGAGGGCCCCCGCACTCGATGACCCGCGACCGGAAGAATACCAACCCCAGCCGCCAGCCGCAGCGCCGCCCCCCGCACAGGACGACGGGGTCTTATTCGGCGACGCCCCAGACAGGCCGAAAAAATATCCCCGGTATAATTAAATATGGAAGGTGATCTCTCCAATTATTTACGGGACCCGGTCTCCGCCGCCCTGATCGCAGCCGGTATCACGGCTGGATACATACACATGAAGGCGTACCTCAATAACGAGGGTAAGCTTGAGATGAACAAGTACACCAAGCCAGCGACGCTGAACGCCATCCTCGTGTTCTTTATAGTGTCAGGAGGAATCGGTAAGCGGGAGTCTATTTCCACTGAACCTTTTTAAAACTTAAAGAGTAGCATTGTATGATAAGAAATGGCGTCCGTCACCGCGTTCAACGACATGATGAGTCAGTTTCTTGTGGAACTTCACAAGACGTTTCCAGAAGAGAAGGGCATTAAGAAGATGCTCACGTCGTTCGACGTTTTGAAGAGTACCAACCCCCGCATGGTCGTCGACGGGTTCATGAGCGGCGTCTCCCCTTACGCCAGTCAGATCTCCGCCAAGGACGATAAGTTTCTCCTCGAGGAGTGTGGCAAGATCGATTTCCTCAAGGATCTAGACCTCGCGACTTACTGGATGAAGATGTCCGCGAACACGCGAGAGGTCACGTGGCAATACCTACAGACTCTGTACATGCTCGGCACCACGATCACGTCGCTTCCCCCAGACCAGATGGCGCAGATCGAGGCGCTCGCACAAGGTGTCGCTTCGAAGTTACAGGATGAAGGCGGCGAGCTCAACGAGGAAGCCCTCATGAAGATGATGGGTAGTATGCTCGGCGGCCTCGGAAAATAACCTGGCTATATACTAAATGAAGGTTTGGTTCGACGACCCACGCCAGCTCGTTGACGAAAAGCAGTTTTTACAGTTTTGGCCGAATAGCAAACAGACCCCAGAGGAGAGAATCAACGCCGCTTCGAGATTTATCGTCTACACCTCCGCGCTCCTGTACGTCATCCGCCGCGACCCCCGAGTATTTGTTCTGGGTCTCACGATACTGGGTGTGATGTACGTCCTTTACAAATCCAAGATGGTGAAGGAGACCTACGCCGCCTCGCCGATGGGAGAGTCCATGTGCCAGAAACCCACAGTCGATAACCCCATGGCGAACGTACTCATGACCGACTACGGCGGTGCACCCAACCGACTCGAGGCGTGTTACTACCCTTCCGTGAAGCCTTACGTGCAGAGGTACAGCAGCGATCGCATCCCTTACGACAGCGGTCGCTCGAGGACCTCGATGCCTCAGTACCTGCGAAACGCGATGGATCGTCAGTTCGTGACCATGCCCGTGTCGAAAATCCCAGGAGGACAAACAGAGTTCGCGGAGTGGTTGTACGGCCCGAAGAACGGTCCGATGTGCAAGAGCAATTCCAAGTTCTGCAGCCCGAACGCCAGGGGCACCCAGCTTGAGGCGTTTTCCGGGCTCGGTATGGAAGGTGACCGAAGATAGATAAATATCTCATGTAATAGTAACAATGGCGTATCAACTCCAACCCGGTCTTTCCATCGTCCAAAACAGCGGTGCTCTGCCCCCCGTGAACGCGACGGACGAGGTTTTTGTCTACCCTCAGCCCAGTGGGCTCAACTGCGGCGGGTGCAGGCCCAACACCATGCTCTACGGCACCGCGCCGTACAAGGCTGGTAAGGGCGCCCCCGCTCAGCACATCGACGTGAGCGATCGACTCCGTCCTCAGAGCACGTCCCGCTTCAACAAGCACCTCGTCGAGACGTACGATCGTAACTACTTCCCCCTGAACAACGTGGAGTGTAAGCTGCCCATCCGATCGATGTCGTACGAGCCGGCCAGCACCCGCGCCGATCTCCAGAACGGTCTTTTTCAGCAGAGATACCTCAATAAAAATGTTAACACAAAGTAAGAATGGCCGATCCCATCTCGTTAATGGCAGTGGCCGGCCTCGTATACGCGGGTCGTAACTTGAGCACGAATTCAAAACCACCTGAAGTTACTACCGAACCTGTATTCATGAAGAAACCCGTCGTTGTCGAGGAGGATAACTTCGAACCCCCCGTGGAAATCCGACATAAGCAGGAGATGGCCAATTTCGGTGACATCGCCAACCAAACGCGGTCGAGCGGTCAGGAGATGTCCGACATGCGAAACCGTATGTACGATCACGGCCGGATGAATAACCTGAGCCCGATCGAGAAAGAACTCGTGGGTCCAGGTCTGGGCGTCGGTCCGAATACACCGGCTGCCGGTGGATTTCAGCAGATGCTCCGAGTGAACCCGATCAACGTCGGTGAATATAAGCTCACCACGCTTCCAGGACGAACCGGTCCCGCCGCCGACCAGTCCGGTGGTAGGTCGGCGGTCGTCGGTCAGCTCACGCATAACAAACCGGCGACCACCGCGCATCTTCCCTCGCGCCTTCCCACCGTGCCCGGCCGCGCGCAGGGTATGACCGGCGTCGTCCCTCGCAACGAGCACGAACGGACCAAGCGAACCACGAACCGCGCGCAGACAGGGTACAGAAGCGACGGCCTGGAGTTCGCCCCCGCGAAGCGTGTCATCTCCAGCCTTACCTCCGCACAGGATCCCACGCGGTTCAAGAGCGATAACAACGGCGCGCATCTCATGTATAACAACCAGCCGGCGCCGGGTATTTCGAACTTCGTGGGCGGCTACACCAACACAGCCGCCGTGCAGATGAACGGAAAGACCAACGAGCAACTCATGAAGTACGGCTTTAGGCCCGAAGACAAGCGCGGGATGCCGAACCGCATGGGTAACCCCGGTCGCATGAACGTTCGCGAGTCGGCGCTCAAGCAGGGCGGTACCGTGACGGCCGTTCGAAGCGACACGAGCCGCATCGACGGACGATTCGCGACCCCGAACGGTGGGTGGATGCAGAATTACCAGCAGAAACCCTACCACAATTTCAACGCGTACAAGGGCCAGGGCAACCCCCACGCCAAGGGCCAGAATCTGGAGATCGCCAAGAGGCAGCTGGCGAACAACCCGCTCGCGCACCGATTCTACGAGTAAATGTATTTACGTGTACACAAAAACATTCATTAAAATATTGTTCCCCTATTTTAATGAAGGTTCATAACTTCGCGATTGACAGTAGTCAACGTGATCCCACACTTTACCCGAACCCGAACGACTACACCGTGACTCTGGACCATGCAATATACGACGTGTCTCAGATCAAATTAGTCAGTGGACGCGTACCTTGCCCGCAACTATTGATAAATGAGTCGAATCAAAGCTTCAGTTATTCACAGGGTGGAAATACATACGGAGTAACATTTCCCCCTGGAAATTACACAGGTACGGAGCTAGCGGCAATATTCCATTCAAATTTCAATATCTCTTACATCGCGTCAAGGAATAGTTTTGGTATGGGAACTCCCGTCGGTGGGGAAATCACTTTTTTATTTGCATCTGGAAACGGTGGTGGACAATCGGCAAATACAAACATACACGACATACTGGGACTGCCACCCATAGACATTACAATGCCTGGTAATCAATTCGGTGCGGCCAGTTTTACAGGTCCTAATTCCCTGGTGCTGCGTCTCTCTTCTGGATCCGAAAAGATGAATCAGTCTGTGTACGTGTCAGAACCGTATTACACCGGCCACATCCTCCTGGACGGAACCGACTTTGTGAACGTGAATGGTTCTGACGACAAGTTGACCCACGAATTCCATTCTGGTGCTCTTAAATCCGTGAAGGAACTTCGCATCGAGTTTTTCTATATGAGTCAAGGCCGTTTGATTCCTTATGATTTCAGGAACCAGAATCACGTCCTGAAATTCGAAATCACCTGTTCCACCGACAAATTGGAAAATTTGACACCCCTGCCGCCGCCACCGGATGAAGAGAAAGATGAGCCGTTGCCCGTTGTAAGCATTCCCGAAGAGAAGGGGAATCTTTACAAGGTCGAATACATTTACATCGGCCTGATCATTTTCACTGGTATCCTGTTGATACTGTCTATGGGTAAGAAGCGAGTCGTTTAGCGGGTGATCGCGTAGACGGGCTGCGCGGGCTTAGAGACGCGACGGTTGACGGTGCTGACCACGAGGTAGACCACCACGGAGAGGAGGGTGGTGAGGAAAGCGGTCATCACGTACTGGCGGCCACCGTTGCGGGGGACCTTCACGACCTGGGTGATGGACCAGCGAACGAAGTCCATCCAGGACATCGCGGCGGCGAAAGAGAAACCCGCGACGATGGAGTTGAGGGTCTGGGAAGAGAGCTCCTGGGAAACGAGGTTGACAGTTTCGATGGCAGCGGACATGGTGTGTTATACTATGTACTAAGAAAAAATTATTCAAACGAGAGTTTCTCCTTTTCTACTATTTTTTTAAACCTTTTCGTCTTAACCTTCCTGGAAAACATATCCTCGTCGTCCGAATCGTCAGTCGAGCTCTCTGCCGATTCGTATTTCTGGAACTGGTCGTCGTTAAACGACCACGGCTCAGGTTCCGAGATGTCCATTACTATTGATGGTATTTTTTAACATATCCTCTGCCGGACTCTGGGGTACCCACGTGTCCCACATGTCGTACGCCGCGTTGATTTCAATCAGGAAAGGGTCGTCTCCTGAGTAGCGAACGAACTCAGGGCAGTCTTCCACTGGAACCTCCTCTATCTCAGACCCCGAATCGTCAGAGTCGCTCTCGTAAATCTCTGGCATCGTGCTGCCGATCACCTGACCCACCTTGCGCATGGCACAATACTTGGTGGCGTACTCGATATCTTCAGGGAGGAGAACGTCTCGCTCACACCCTTTCGAGTAGTACCCTGCGATCACCATGCTCTGTTCCAGTACGGGCAGAAATATGTCAATCATCGTGGCGATGTAATTTTCGGTCATGTCGTCCGCTGAGCCGTTGAATCCTGTTTGCATCAACATACTTTCATACGCGATAAAATGTTTACGAAAAAACCCCTAAATATACTAGAATGAATCTCCAGCTGAGGAAATTCAAGCCTGAGGCGATGACGGACGATAGGGTCTGTGTCTTCGTGGGCAAGCGCAACACCGGTAAGTCCACCCTGGTGAAGGACATCATGTTTCACAAGAAACATCTTCCCGCCGGTATCGTGTTATCAGGGACTGAGGAGGGGAACCACTTCTACTCGGAGTTCATACCCGACCTCTTCGTGTACGGTGATTACGACAGGGACGCCATCGAACGGGTCATGGCCAGGCAGAAAAAGCTCGTCGGAGCCGGGAAGAAAAATTGCGGCGCCTTCATGCTTCTCGATGACTGCATGTATGACTCGAAATTTCTAAAAGATACGTGTATACGTCAGTGCTTCATGAACGGTCGTCATTGGAAGATTTTCTTCATGCTGACGATGCAGTACGTGATGGACCTACCGCCGGCACTACGAGCTAACGTGGATTACGTGTTTATCCTCAGAGAGAACATTATTCAAAATAGAGAGAAACTGTATAAATCCTTCTTCGGTATCTTTCCCTCATTTGATATGTTCTGCAAGGTGATGGACGCGTGTACAGAAAATTATGAGTGTCTCGTGTTAGATAATACGGTAAAGTCTAACAGGATTCAGGATTGTGTGTTCTGGTACAAGGCGACGCTCAGGAAAAACTTCAGAGTGGGGAGTCCCGATCTGTGGAGGCTTCACAAGAAGATGTACAATCCCAAGCACGGTGACACCAAGGAGGAGGACGCCAAGAAAGCGACCAAAAAGACAAACCTCAAGATAACCAAAACCAAGTGATAATGCGTCTCATCGATACTTCAAAAAACTAGGTGTACAGTATATGGCTGACAACGTGATGACCATGAACCTCGCGGACAACGGCGACGGGATGGTACCTCTGATGAACAACAATCAAGCGACGACGTTCAGGCAGAATGAATCGTCAGCGTATATTCAACATGAAAAAAATATCAATGAACATAAAGAGACGACGATGGACTCTACCCCTATTAACGATATCATGATGGAGCCCCCGATGGTGCAGCACGAACCCAAGATGCAGGGCGCCATGCCGCACATGACCGCCCCGGATCCCCAGGGTGCGTACCAGATGCAGGCCGAGAAGCCCGCGAGCAAGAACCCCTTCAACCTCACGGACGACCAACTCACCGCACTCGTCGCCGGTTTCTGCGCGGCCGCGTCTGTGTCTAAGCCCATCCAGGATCGCCTCGCGACCTCTATCCCCAAGTTCCTTAACGAACAAGGGGGTAGAAGTTTGGTCGGCCTCGCCTCCACCGGTGCGGTGGCGGCGGTGATCTTCTTCCTCGTGAAGGATTACGTCGTCAAGCATTAATCCCAGCCCATGTTGCTGTAAATGGAGCTATCTCCGAACCTCCAGGAAACGAGCGCACCCACGGCGAACGTCCCCGACAATAAGGCACTGAGTTTAAGTTTCTTATCGTTGGACGCCTTACCGCTGTCTTTCATAGCTTCCCTCGTGTCCGGAGAAGCGAGGTTGATGAGGTACACCAAGATCAAACTGATGAGTGTCGCGTTGAAGAAAAACTGCCTGTTCACCGCGAGTTGAGGCGCCATACCCACTGCGTAGCGCATGGCGTTCGGCGCGATGATCGTCATCCAGAACAGGTTAACCAGGTAACTTTTCGTGTACTGGGGCACAAGTAACATCGCGTACAGGATGATCCAGGAAATGATCGAATATCCCAGGACGGTGAGCGAAGACTTCATTTTACTGTAAACTGAGATATTATTTATCCTGGACGTGCTGACCGCAGAACTCCGTCTTCTCCATCACCCGCTCGTAGATTCCCAGGTTGACGCACATGTCCCTGAGCTCCTCGTAGTTTTTCCAGAACGCCGGCGAGTGTGAGTACTCCTCGACCGTGCAGTGCGCGAGCTCGTGGATCAGGACATGGAAAATAACGTTCGGTTCGCCGTCCAGGCACAGCGCGATCTCCCCACCCTTGTTGGTGTTGGTCCCGACGGACTCGCTCATCCAGCGCTTGCCGGTGAGGGGAATGTGGCGCGTGAGCATGTGAAACTTTTCGTTACCCGTCTCCTGCAGGTGTTCCCTGAGGGTTTTGTACTTTTCATTGACGATCCTCAAGTTCTCCGGCTGCTTCGTGGTGACGAAGAGCGCGATCGCGAGGATGATGAGAACGATCGCGATCATCATCTCTTAGAGTACACGAAGATAAATTTACTGTAGAGTTCCGATATGGGATTTCCCTCCAGCCCCTCCCAACTCAAGAGCGTGAACCCCGCGTCCTCGAGGTGGGTCACCAACAGGTCCTTGTACGCGACCGGCTCGGATCTCGGCCCGTCCGCGTAGAAAGGCGTGTCGACCAGGTGGACGAATAACTTTTCACCGAACCCCCCGTTCCCGTGTTCCTTGAGTTTGAAAAAATTACCGCGGTCGTCCACCAACGGCGTTTTGAACACGATCTTCTCCGAATCGGGGATGATACCCACCAGATGCCCACCCGGCTTGACGCGTTTTCGAATCTCACGTATCGACGCGTGGAAGAGTTCCTTCGTGGCGAATATGTAGTGCAACGAAAAGTTGTAACACACGATGTCGTGTTTTCTGTTGGGACAGGCGCGAACGTCCCCCTCGTAGAAGTTTACCCGTATTCGCATGTTCTTGGCGCGAGAACGTGCCTCCACGAGCGCACTTGGTTCGGGGTCGCACATGCTGATGTTCGCGCCGCACCTGTGCCATTTCTGAAGGTCGCCGCCGAAACCGCATCCCACGTCCAGTACGCTGTTTCCCTCCCTCGTGACCGCCTCGATCAACGATCGCTTGGCCTCGTTGTGGGTCTTGCGTAGCTCTTCCATGCTTTTCTTTGACGCGTAAACTTTAACTTAAAGTTTTGGGACTCGATATGTATAGAAATGTCCCTCACTCAGGATTACACCACCGTTCCCGGCCAGCTGTATGCGTGCCTCTCCGTCGTAGGCCCCGAGGCTCCGCAGAAGAACGAAAAGTTCGGCATCAAGATCCGCGGTGCCTTCTCCAACAGAGACGAAGCCGCTAACCACGCGAAGCGACTCCAGAAGGAGGATCCCACCTTCGACATCTACGTCGTCGACATGTACAAGTGGCTCCTGATCCCCCCTGACCCAGCCGCCATCGAGGATACCAACTACACGAACGAAAAGCTCCAGGAGATCATGACCGGCTACCGCGACAACCAGGCACAGGCGGCTCGAATGTTCCAGGAGAGAAAGGACGGGATGATCTCGGGAACCAACCACTTCACACCCGGGGATGATAACTCCAGGTTCTACACCAAGTCCGACGAGGCTCCGATCAGCCACCCCGCGGAAGTCTTGGAGCGCCTTCAGAAGGAAAAGCCCGACGCTCCCATGGAGGAGCTGGTCAAGGAGGCTGACGAGATCGTGGCCCAAGAGGTTGCCGAAAGAAAGAAAGAGCGCGAGAAAGAATCGACCGAGGCAAAACTCGGGGAAATCACCGAAGAAGGCGGTGAACCTGAAGTATCCTCCTCAGCTTAAATAAATATGTAATACTATTAAAAGATGTTCGCTATTGTCTTAACTGTACTCGCAGTCGGGGCATTCTTCATTTTATTTTTTAAATCGCCGATGCGTTTAAAAAACAAAGTTATCGAGAAAGAGGAGGCGGTCGCACCACCCGCGGCGGTCGGATTCATCGAAGATACCGGCCTGGAAACATACGGGGCGGTTTTCAAAAAGGGGGACATGGGAACCTTCATCGCGCACGACACGGTTCCACGTGGAAGCTGGATGAGCGGGTCGCCGTACCTCGAGGAGACCGTCGAAGCTTAGGCGTACCGGAGAATGACCGGTTGCATAGTTTTCCCCATGAAAAAGCCGAGTAAAAATACAGCGAACGCTATGATCCACGTGGATTTATCGACGTTCTTGAACAGGTCGACTGATTCTTTCTCCTGTTGAGGGACATACATTTCCGGGTGTGGCGGCGCCTGCATGTAATATTGCTGCTGCGGCTCTTGAACTGAATTTTCGTTTTCTTCCTGATTGTTTAGGGGGTCGATGTCAGGGTTGTACTCGATGGGGTTGCCCATGTCAGATTCCATCATATTACTACTAACACCGCTCTATTTTTTTAAGCTTATTCTGACTCACTCTCATCCTCGTCGTCGACGATGAAATCCTTGAGGTTACCGTTCTCGTCGGCGTCGTCATCATCGTCGCACTCCCCCTCGTCGTCACTCTCGTCCGAGTAGCATTCGTCTTCGGTGTCTATGTCGGAACCGATATCGGTGTCGTGGTCCTCGCTGCAGTAATCGTCGTCCAGGGCATTCTCTGCTGGAATGAATACGACCGGTTTTTTAACGGCTCGTCCGGATCTTGTCGTTAACGTTGTCATCTATACTGTACACCCCATTATTGTTTAAGTAGATTAACGATGTTAGGGGACAGCCTGTGTGTCCTGGGCTTCGACTTTTTGCACACGGGGCACGCCTGGACGATTTGACCCTTCTTCACCGTGTACGTCATCAGCTTATCGTGCCTCTCCCCGACCGTTTCACAAAACCTCGAAGTCGTCGTCACCGAGAGCGCCCCACCTTTTTGCCGTTTTATGTCCACGACCTTCGTACCCTCGTCCACCTTCATCCATCTGTTCATGAAATGTTCGATCTGGGATTTGACGTTGGGCATCGGTTTATCCATGTACTTCCTGATTTCCTTACATTTGGAAATCTCAGCCTTGTTCGGGTACAGCGCTTTCGCGATATCCTCGGAAAGTTCGTGTCTCCGCCCGACGAAATCTTTACAGAATCCGTCCGCGCGGCCGTCGAGAGTCGGGCACGTGCAGAAACACTTCTGCAGAATGTGTCTACCGCTGACCAAAAACCAGACGTGATTCGAACCGTGTTTCCTCTGAATATTCTCGCACCACTTTGAAGTGCTGGAGAGGAGAAACGTGTCCTTGCTCTTGTACATCTTAGTCAGGAACGCATCTCCCTGACCGGGCATGTTTTTCTGTATGAACGTCTCCAACCGATTCTGCAGGACGCTGTCGTGGATCTCGTCTTTGGTCTGTTCAGTCGAAAACGAACCTTCCTTTCGCTGTTTCGGTTTCGGTAGGGCCTCCGCCGTCACGGGTTTTTCGGTTCTGACCGCCGTGGCTTTGAGGATCACCGTGTCCGGTTCAGACGGGATCCTCGAGAGTGACGAAAGCGGCCACGTGTACTTGAACAGCGGGAGGTACATACCCTCGACCACCCCTTTCGCGAGTTTGTGCGACCAGGGCATACGAAACCCGCTCCCCTTGGTCCGGCGCGCGGGGTCGCCGTAGACGCTCGAGTCCACGATCGCGTCCCACTCAGTTCCTCGGTCGTAACCGAAGAGATCGGAGATGATGTATTGTCGCAGGTACACCGCGGCGGTCTGTTCGACAACGAAACCCGGCCAATTGAGGTGCACACCCGTCTTGATTTTTTCACCAGCCTTCTTGGGTTGCGCGACGGACACGATACACTCTTTTCCCCCGAACTTTTTCACGCATCTACATATCACGGTGGATATCTGACTGATCTCGTCTATGCCGAGACCGTCGTCGGCTTTGTAATCGAGGTCTACGAAAAAGTTATACGTCGGGGTTTTCTGTTCCACGACGAATACTTTCTCGTCAGCTTGCACAGCCTCGATGTATTTGTCGTAAAATTCGTCCAATCTATCATACGGCACGGACAGGCATCCGCCGTCCAGGAGCACGTGTGATGGGTTGGGGACTTTTCTCAAGAAGCCGTTCTGGGAACACCAACTTTTGAACATACTTACTTTACATACATATTAATCCTCGTCTCTAAACCAGTTCGACGAACAGGAGACGTCTTGATATATCTTCGTTTCGCTCAGTTCCTTCTTAAAGGTGAGGAGTTCGTAGACGGTCATCTTCTCATTTTCCCTGACCCAATCCTCGATCTCGGAGTCGCACAGACCCCGGTTCTTCTCGAGAAGTTCAGAGATTTGTCTCAGTATGAAAGCTTTCGATTTCATTATTTTATACTGAAGGTTTTTCTATCGGGGGTTTGCATGCACCTGTAAAACTCTGGATTTTTAATGACATTATCTATGATCAACTTCCATCGCTTACGCGAATTAAACTCGGGGAGTGTGTCGTAGCTCATGTGATCGTTCTCGTCGAAGGTCTTGCGAATGGGTTGGTTGTGTAGTTTTTTCAGTTGCATCTTGGCCTTCTCCTCGTAGAATCGCTTGACCTGTCCGTGCTGCTCCGCCCTGTTGAAATCGACAAAGAACACGAAACAGTTATACTCGAGGTCCACCGTGGGACTTTCCTTCACGGTGAACTTGAAATCTGTGTACTCACCGTTTTTCAAGTTGAGAACCCCGCGGGTCTCCTCCTCGAGTTCTCGAAGCGCACACCGGATCGGGTTGGTGATTTCCCTTCGGCGACATCCCCCCGTGACAAAAATCCAATCTTTGAACCGCCAATCGCGCACGGTCAAGAACCGCGGTTGATCACCGTTGAAACTAACTGGTATCGCTATGGCCTTGTGCTTTTTCATCGCGCATGCGCGTTTCTACAATAGGCTGACATTCTTATTCCTCGGATTTTTCTTCCGCCTCCTCGGCGACGAGCGCGGGCTCTTCTTTCGCACCGCCGCCACCGCTGGACTGGGAAAGATGGCGCGCGACGTGCGCTGAGAAAACCTTGAGCTCGTCGACCTCCTGCTTCGCCTTGTTCAGCTCCCTGAAGAGGAAGACGAGGCCGGCGATGCAGGCGATTGCGGCGATGGTGGTGAGAATTTCACGGTCGATCGGGATCATTTACTGTACCTACGATTTTTTCTTTTAAGTAGTGATCACGCCCATGGAAACCCTGTCGTCTTTCGGACACTGGTACGGGGTGGTTGCGAATTGCACGGCTTGGTAATGCGTGGCCTGGCACGATTTCTCGGTCGGCGGCGTGGGCTGACCCACGAACTTCTCGAGAGTCTGTGACCTTGGGTTATACGTCAATACAAAGACGACTGCTAGGAGGAAGATTGTTTTCCACATACTTACTATTTAGTTAGAATATAAAAGGCCAGCCATGCCGTTCTCCACCCTGAGTACGTTGTAGTTGACGGCGTAGATGTCCTCGTCGAACTTACCGACACCAGCACCGGCGTGGCCTGCGGACTGGATCCGAGCCGAGTCGAGTCGGCTGAAATTTAGACTACCGGTGGGCTGGAGCTTCGCAGCGTCGAGGCAGAAAGGCACGAAGAAAAGATTCGTACCCTTGACACTGGAGTTTGACGTGTGGTAGTAGAGGGGCACGGACGTGAAGTTGGGATCGGCGAATTTGTAATCGCCGATATCAGTACCGTTGATCTGGAGCTTGAGCTTGTTCGCCTCGTGGAGGATGGACATGGCGCTGCCCTTAGCGGCGGCGAGGTACTTGATCGGGTGATTGTAGTTGAGTTCCTGGATCAGGCTCTTGGACGCGATGCTCTTCTGGACCTGGGTGATGAGCATGTTATGGGACCCGGAGCTGAACGCGGCGCGCTCGTCGGTGTCGAGGTACGCGAAGTTTGCGTAGACGTTCCAGCCCCAGCTCGAGGCGCTGCCACCCCAGGTGATGCGAATTTCGACGTCGTGGTACTGGAGGGCCACCAACGGGAGCGCGCTCTGCCAGTTCTCGCAGAAGCTGAACCGAAGCGGGTAGAACTTGGCAGTACCCGCACCGTCGTAGAGACCACCGGCCACGGACTTGGAGAAGTTAGTGGCGGAAAGGGTGGGCGCGATGAGCGTGGAGTACGTGGAGTCCTGGGTGTCAACCACTTGACCGCCGATCAAGAGCTCGACCTTAGAGATTAGGGTGGTCCAATCAGAGACGGGTGCCGTGTCGGCGTCGACGACGACGTAGGGTGCGAAGTACACGTAGTTGAGAAGGTCACCCTTGCGCTCGAAGCGCACGGTGGACATGCCGTTGTTGTTGACGTTGCCCTGGATGACCTGACGCTCGCAGGTCTGACTGAAATTTGTGTGACGTTTGTACGTTGAGCGAAAAAAAGACACCTCGGGGGCGCCGACGAGGTGCGCATCCTGAGCGCCTACGGCGACGAGTTGGGCGATTCCGCCGGACATTTTATACTGTATACTGACATAATTTTTAAGCCTGTTCGAGTTGCTCGATTCTTTTCGTGAGACTGAAAACCACGTTCTGGAGGAGGGTGATATG